CCGGTCTTGAGGTCCGGGACGTACACCCCGTCGGCCTCGAGCATGCCAACCAGGTCGACCTCGCCGGCGACATCGGAATCGGTGGCGCCCGAGTAGTCGCGGCCCGTGCCGCGGCCGAGCTCGCGCGCCTCGCCGGTGTCGACGTCGAGCGCGAAGGCGACGTCGGCCACCAGGTGGTGCGGGTCGACCGGCAGCTCGTCGAGGAGGCCCTCGTCGAGGACGTGCTCCGCGAGCTCGCGGGCGCCCTCGTCGCGCTCGTCGAGCAGCTCCCGGGCGTCGCCGGCGGCGGCGCGCTTGACCCACCAGTCGAAGCCGGTGCCTCGATCGGCGTAGGTCGACGTCTCGCGCGCCCGTGGCAGGATGCCCTGGGCGGAGGCCGGGCAGGCCTCGACGCGCTCGGCTTCGGAGGCGGTAAAGAGGGTCACAGCGCCTTGCCGCCATGCCGTCGCGGTCGGGTCTTGTTGTACGCGAGCTTCGCGAGCACCGCCGCTTCAAGGTCGATTCCGTGCCGACCGCAGAAGTCACCGATGCGGATTAGCACATCGGCAAGCTCGCTCGGCAACCCTTCGGGCTTGCCGCCATCGCCCGAGCGCGGTTTGGTGTCGCCGACTCGCAGAGCCTCAAGCGCTTCGCTCAACTCGGAGTGCATGAGCGCGATGCGCGCGCCGGCGTCACACGTGCCGAGCGGCGAGGTCATCGGCTCGGCGCCGGTCTCGGTACCCCACCATCCTGAATCGTGCGCCGTCCTGAACGACTCGCGACAGAGCTCGGCGATAGTTATCTCGCCGCACTTGGGCTTGGGCGCGCTCACGCCTTGATCTCCCCTCGGCGCATCGTCAGCTGTTTCCCGAGGACCTCGCGCGCGTTCGTCCCCTTGGGAACGGCGAGCTGGATCTGGGCGCCGATGGCGTCGACCTCTTTCGCCTTGGTCGCCGCCGCGATGAGCTTCCCGTACTTGTCGATTGCACCGGCGTCGTCGAACTCGACGGCCTCGTCCCCGGGGAGCTCGCCGGCCGGCGGCGCCACGCTCTCCATCGGCGGCGCAGCAGAGCGCAGCTGCGACTGATCGTCGGCGTCGCCGTCAGCCAGATGAACGCCGGTGCACTGACCGTAGATCATCCGGAGCAGCTTCCTGGTGGCCTTGCCGAGGATGGCGTCCGCCCCCTGCCCGCTGTTAACCCGGACCGGGATCCGTTCGTCGATCTCGGTGCCGGCGGCATCCTTCGACAGGATGCGCTGCAGTTGCATCTCCTTGTCGTTCAGGAGCCACCTCGCTCGCGCGCCGACGAGTGCGCCACCGTTGACGATCTTGGGGACCTCGAAGCTGTAGAGCAGGTTGCTCATGCCCGGGAGCGTCGGGACCGTGGCCTCGAAGAACTCCTTGGTCAGGTAGCTCCTGCTGGCGATGATGTTGAACTGATTCCCGACCGGCAAGGCGCCCTGCAAGAGGGCCTCGATCAGACACCGCTTGACATCCTTCTCGGGGTAGCCGCCGGAGCTGTCCTTGTCGGTGCGGAAGCCGAGGCACGAGCCCTGCAGCGCCACGATGTCTTTCATGACCTCCGGCGTCAGGGCATCCTGTAGCATCCGGATACCCCGGGCCATCGTGATGGCCTTCGACATCCGGCCGGCGGGGAGCTCGGCCAGCGCGGCCTGCTCGACGATCTCGTCGAGCCTGCGGACGGCCTCCGGAATCAGTACGGCGACGGGCTTGGGGTCGGTGGTCGCGAGGGCTGCTTTCGGCATTGTCTATCCTCCTGTTTTCGCCGCGCGCTCGCGGCTGCGTAGGTTGCTGCTGTTGTCGCCGAGAGCGGCCGTCAGCCGGTCGACGCTCGACATCCGGCCGCCGGCGCGGCGAACGCGCCCCATCGTGGCGACCTCGGCATCGGGCATCGGCCGGGCCGTGGCGACGACCGGCGCGAGCTGCGCCGGCCGGCGCATGTAGGCGCCGCCGCCGGCCGCCACCAGGTCGAGCCGCCGGACGCAATCCGGGCAACCACGCGGCGCGTAGGCCGGGGCCTCGTCGACGTCGGCGAGCTCGCAGCAGCTGACGCCCATCTCCGCGCGCAGCTGCGCCATCCTCGCCGCGGCCTCGGCGACCTCCTGGAACCCGGCGCCCTGGGCGGTGCGAGGGTCGCTCATGACCGGCCCTCCGCGACCGCTGCGCACTGCTCGGCGGAAAAAGCGGCGCCCGACTCCGAGGGCCTGGAGCCGGGCGCCTGGGCCTCAAGTGAGAGGCAGGGAGGACTGGCAAGGAGGGTGACGCGCTCACGACTGACGCACGAGCCACTCTCGAACTTCTCGATGGCGACGACCGTCGGGTCCCGGCGGAAGGTGTCCACCTCGAGCTCGCCGGTCACCCTCGACGAGCTGCCGGTGACGAACAGGACCCGCCAGTGATCGGGCTCGACCCACTTCGTGCAGGCCGGGCATTCTCCGCGCTGGTCGCACCGGCCCGAGATGTCCTCGAGGGTGAGGGAGTGTCGACCGCAGAAGTAGCGGACTCCGCTGGACTCGATGAGAGCGTAGGCGCCGCACTCCCGGCACGGCCCGGTGATGGACGGGTAGACGTGCCAGGACCCCGAACACGTCGCTGCCGTCGTACTCTCGGCCGGTTGGAAGTGGCGGGTGCGGCGCCACTGGCCGGAACCGCCGTCCGGGTCGATGGCTTCGAAGCCGAACGGAATTGCGGTAGGTTCGCCCATCTGTGCTACCTTGCTATCTGTATCTGACATGGAGTCCTCCTCTGGATTCGTGTCTCTCGCCCTCGGGGTCGCCTGCCGCCAAGCTGTGACGACCCCCGGGGCGTTCTTCGTTTCAGGCCGCCGCTCTGGCGACCTCGAGCAAGTCGCCAACTAGCGCCTGCGTATCCGGGGACGGGACGCGCGGTCCGCCACGAGGGCGCAGCCGGCCGGTCAACAGCTTCCAGGTATCGTCGCTCCACTGGGCGAAGCTCTCGTCGAGCCCCGTCCCGAGCACGGCGGCGCTGATGTCCTTGGCGAGCGCGCGGCGGTTCGCTTCGTGAGCGCGCATCTACTTGGCCCCCTTCGCCTTGCCGTCGCAGAACCAGGGGCAGAGCGTCCACACGTGGCCGCAGTCGTCGCGCTTGGTCGTCGTCGTCGTTTTGTTCGTCATGTTCCGTTCCTCCTACCTTCTATAACGTAGAATAGCCGGAAAAGGTTGCCTTGTCAAGTGATCGGCCCTAAGTGTCCTCTGTGCCGAGACTTTCAAGCGTACGCAGGAAGCTCTCGCATGCTTTCCTGATGACTATTTGCTTTGACACGCCGAGCTGTCTCCCTGCGGCCAGAATGCGGGCGGCGTCGGCCTTCGAGAACCGGACGGACCACTCGGGGCCGTCGAGGGCTTCGTCGCCGATAGGATGGCGGCCGCCGGCGCCAGGTGCCGGGCCGGGCCGGCGCTTCTTCGATGCTCGTTTTCTAGGCATAACATGAGGGTATCAACTCAGCTGCCGCGAACGGCGGCCGTCGGCGGCTCACCGTTCATGACCAGCGGCGCCGGACTCGAGCGCGTCTCGTCGAAGTCGAGCGCCGTCGGCTCGATCCTCCGCTCGTTCGCAGCAGCGCGCCGACCGATCCGCTCGGCCAGAGACGGCTGCTCGTGACCCTGCGCGCAGTACTTGGCACCGGCGAGCGTGGCGTCCCGGCACCCCTCGGCGCCCAGACACTCCGGGGCGTCCTCGATGCGCGCGGCCGTCAGGCGGACGATGACCGCCTCGAGCGTTGCGGCTGTGTGCGACGAGGCCGGGATGTCGACCGGGATCGACTCGACGTCCCTGTGGATGTCGATGGCCCAGCCGTCCTCTGTCGACCGGAACGCGGCGTTCACCCGGCCGAGTCGATAGCGCGCGCCGGACAGCCGGAATCCGAGGCGCTGCAGGATGGCGAGCGCCTGCACTTGGGTCGCTCGCTCCTCTGTCAGCTCGATCATGGCGTCACCTCAGCGGAAAAAAACGGCGGCCGGCACCCCGAGCTCGGACCTGCTCGACCGGCCGCCCGTATGTGGCTTGAGATAGGCAGCGCTGCTCGTAGCAGATCGTTGGAGCGGCGCTCCGATGAGTCGCGGAATGCGGTGCACCGGGGCCGACTCGCCGCCCAACCGACTCGCCAAAGAGGGTTGATTTCGGGCGACGAGTCGACCTCGATGCACTGCGATGTGCCGGACGGCTCCGGCGGGCCTGCGAGAACTCTTTCGCCTCGTGGCTTAAACGACTCATCCCCCGCAGCGGGGGGTCGCCGGATGGTGAGCGCTTGGCGCGAATCACGCTGTAGCCCTGGGATAGAACCGGGACACCCAGGGAGCCGAGAACCTGCTAGAGCCCGTAGTGACGCCCTTGTCGTCCGGGGTGGGGCTTCCTGCCTCCCGTCAGCAAGTGACGGTCCCCCACTTTGGTTCTTGCGCCCTGCTCGGCCAGATACTCGCCCCGCACGCTCGAAGGGGCGGCCGTACAGCCGCGACACGCACCGGGCGTTCGCGGGCGAGGAAGATGGCCGACCTTTCCAGCTTGCGGGGTTATGCATGAGACCTTCGCGCGCCGGTGACCGGCATGTGGCGGACGATGACAGGCTTCTTGTAAGGGAGCCTGCCGGACGAGTCGAGAGCCACGCGAAAGCCGTTCCACGGAAACGAGCTCTCTCCCGTCGAGACGATCGCCCCTTTGCGAATCAGGCGGTCGATGATGGGAGCGAGTCGGTCCGTCACCCAGAAGACCGAGAATCCTCCGTGCTCGCGGATCTGCCGCAGGACGAGATCCCTGAGAGACTCTCGGTTGATGAGTTTTCGAGCTCCGGACCTCCTCGGCGTGACCTCACGGCCGACGAGACGGCAGGCTGTGCCGGGGGCGAGGTTAGGCACCGGTCGCCTCCGTCGGCTCGGCATGCTCGAGCGCCAGCTGGACTTCCGCGAGCACGCGCGGGCCGCTCTCTTCATTGATAGTGCCGCTCAGCGCGCGCTCTACGATGTCGGCCACCGCCAGCAGCGTTGAGACGTTCCCGCGTTGCTCCTCGCTGCCGGGGCGGCAGACGCGGCACGGATAGCTCAGGGCCCGGACCCGCGTCGCCAGCTTGTGGCCGCAGTCCAGCGAGACGAGGAACCCGCCACCGCGGACGTCTTCGACATGCACGACGTCAGGCATGGGTCACCGCCTCCGAGGTGGCGGGCGCCGGCGCTTCAAAGAGGGGCGCCGGCGAGCGCAACGGCCGATTGCTCCACAGGACCTCGACGCGTCGGGCGTTGCGCCTCGTCCCAGCTCCGGCCACGTTCGAGCTGTGCGTCGTGACTTCGATTTCCTGTCGAAACCAGGCGGCGTAGAGCTCCTGGTAGAGTTCGGAGTTGTAGCCGCTCACCAGCACCCCGCCCGCCGCGCCGCTCAGCGCCGTCGCCAGCTCCCGATGAGCGCCCTCCCCGAGCATGTCGACCCGGTAGTCACCTCGGCCGGTTGCCCGCGGAGTCGAGCGAGTACTTCCGAGGTACGGCGGGTCGACGTACCAACACACCTCCGGCCCGTCGAATCGCGCGACGAGGGCGGCCGCGGCGCAGCACTCGAACGAGATCCCGCGCAGGCGCTCGACAGCCCCGGCGAACCGACCGATCCGCGAGGCAATGCTCGCAGGTACCGATTGGGTCCGGCCGGTGGTAATCGACCAGCCGGTCGCCTTCCCGGCGGTCTTCGCGAAAGACTGATTCACGCGACACCAGAATCGACGAGCGCGCTCGAGATCGTCGACCTGGGCCTCGAGGTCAGCGGCGGCGTACTCTTCCCTGGCGTGCGGCGTCAGGACGCAGGCGAGCTCCAGGTCCTCGCGGCGGTCGCGCAGGACGCGGAAGAAGTTGACAACGGCGCCGTCGAGGTCGTTTGCGATCTCGTGCAATGCCGGAGCTTTCGCGAAGAGGACCGCGCCCGAGCCGAAAAACGGCTCGATGTACACGTCGTGCGGCGGGAGTAGCGCGGCGATGGTGCGCGCCAGGCCGGCCTTGCCGCCGTAGTAGGAGAAGACGGGCTTAGGCAAGGCGGCCCCCTCGAACTGAGAGCACGCCGAGCACCGACCCGGCGGCACGTCGGCAAAGACGGTGCGACGGAATCAGCAATCGGCGCCGCGGCGCGCGCTCAGGTCGAGGGAGAGCATCCTGTGCCGCGGTTGTGACACCGACGCCCCGGACAGTCGCCCGGGTAAAGCCGGGTTGCCCGGCCAGAGTCGAAGTCAAAGTGCTGATTCCACTAGCTTTTTCGGTCATAATCGACCCGCCTTTGCCATTTCCTACCATGTGGCAGATGGTAGGAAAAGTCAAGCCCTGAGACGGCGAAGTCGAAATAACCGTCGCGTTTGCCACACTTAGCAAGGGTGCGTCCGGAGCAAGGATCGGCCCCCGTGTCGCCGATGTGCCACTCGGCGCTCGCTCTGCGATGTCGGTGTTCATGGGTGTTCTACTCCGCGGCTACGCCCTGTAGCTCGTGCGCTCGATTGCAGCCAGCGCAGTCGCCGCAGCTGTTCTCGCACGCCATCTCGGCGCTGATTCCCAGCTCGTCGCGCTCGTCAGTCAACCGCTCGATCTCCCGCTCCGCCGAGTCCAGCGCCTCCTGCAGCTCGTGCTCCCGGGCGCCCCCTGGCTGCGACTTCGCGACCGCTGCGTCCCGCATGTAGTCGCGCTCCTGGAGAGCGTCGGCTACCGCACACTTGCACCCGCTGACATGAGCTTTTACGGGGCACTGGAGCGCGGCGAGCTCGGCCGCGAGCCGCCTATAGTCTGTTGCCGGCAGTCTTGATTGCGGAGGATGCCCAGCCCCGATGACGGTGCCGCACTCGTCGCGCGAGCAGCGCCAGGACGTCGAGCCGTCGGTCGCCGTGACGGGGAGGAGGCGGGCTTCTTGATACTGCGCCAGTTGCGCCGAAGACCACGCGCTGCGCGATGCCGACTCGGCCAGACACTGCGGGCACGGGACCGGCTCGAGTGGTCGATGTGGCTGCTGCTCGCGGACCAAGGTCGAGCCGTCGGGCCTGATCTCATCGCGGAGTTTCGCGAGCTGGTATGCCCGTTCTTCGCGGAGCTGGAACATCACGTTGTCGGTGGCTCGGCCAGCGGACTCCGCGGCAGCTTCTTCGCTCCCGGCGCCGACGGGCGGCGGCGTGCTGGGTTGATCTTTGCCGCTCACCGATCGCTCCTCACCGACGTGGCCGCCCGCCGCTGCGTCAGATTGGCAAGAGCACTCTCGGCTTCCCGTAGACCATCTGCGGCCCAGGCCTTGCCATCGAGTGGTGAGCTGAAGACTTCGCCAGGCAGGCAAATCTTCCACAGAGCGACGCCGAGCTCTGCTGTCTGGATTGCTGGCGTGAGCGGGTGACTCATCCGTTCCGTCCTTTCGAGATTGACAGCTTGCCACCATCGACAGCGATGCTCAGCTGCCCCTCAGCGTGCACAGGCGTCAACTTCGGTTGATCGTCGTCGGACCAGTAACCCCAGCGGCACGTCGTGCAAGTCACACGTCTCCCGTTGTCACCCGTAAAGCGATGACAAGCTTGATCCTTCTGCGGCTCGAAGACGTGCCGACAACGCGCGCACCATACTCTCGGCTCATAGTCCTCTATCAGCTCGCCAGATGGAATGCGCCGTGACTTAGAGAGCGCTTCGCATCGATAGTCATGCCGCCAGATGCACCGATGAATCGGCACGATCCATGCGACGAAAGCCCAGCACCCACGAACTATACGAACCGGTAGCCGAACAAGCCCCAGAAGGAAGGCGGCGGCGGTACCAATTAGCGCGTCAAGAAGTGGCCCGATCATCCCTTCCGTCCTTTCCTGCCTGCCGCGAAACTGGCAACCTTCTGCGCGCTCGGCTCCGGTAGCTCGGTCACTCGGTCGGCGATCCGTTGCTTGAATTGCTGGTCGGCCTTCACGTACCGGCGTATCATCGCCGGCTTCGACCAGCGGCCGCCGACCATAAGCTCGATCTCGGTCGCGCCGCTCTCCGCCATGCTCGTGGCCCAGCTGTGCCTGCCGACGATGTGCGAGGTAGGTGTCCGGCGCTCCTGCGTCCGCGGGTCGACGATGTACACACCGGCGCGCTTGCCGGCGTGCCGCAGCTGGCGCGCGGGATCGGCCTGGTGCTTCGTGCGGTCGTCACGCCCCGGGAACACCCAAGGCGACCGACGCTGCCGAGCTCGCCGAATCTGCTTCTTGAGGATCGCCACCGCCGGCGGCGGGAGCGCCACCTCTTCCCGCTTCGCTGTCTTCGTCATCCGCAGCACGGCGGACCGGCCTACCAGGTCGACGTCTTCGACCAGGAGCTGCAGCGCCTCAGACAGCCGCCACCCGGTATACCAGAGCACGTCCCAGATGTGCCGGGTCTGTGCGCTCCGGATGTTCTCGCGGATCAGTAAGTACTGGCTCTCGGTGATGGCCTCGGGCTCGCCACGGTCGTCAGCGATGCTCGGGATGAGGAACGGGCCGGGTAGCGCGCCGGTCGTCACCAGCCGATGGCCGAGCTTCTTGAGGTAGCTGAGCACCGACCGCGCGGTGTTCGGCGCCAGCGTCTCCAGGAGCTGCGCCGCGAACGCCTCGATCATCTCGGGGTGGTGCCCGAGGTCGGCCGCCGGACGGTCCGCGCCGAAGTACGCCAGGATCCGCTGCGCTGCGTCCGCGTAGATCTTCCGGGTCTTCGGAGCGTGCGGCATCCCGCGCCGGCCGCCCCGCTGAGAGCCGCTCACGCGGTCTCTGGCTGCGAGCTGCTCGAACGCGCCCTCCAGTGTCAGCCGGCCAGGCTTGCGCTCCTGCCAGGTCGCGTAGGCCTTCGTTGGCCCGTCCTGGAGGGCGATCGACATCAGCCGGTCAACAAGCTCCTCGGCTTTCGGCACGGATCCCACGGTGTGCATCACCTCGCGGGACCGTCGACCTGCCCACGAAGCGGGGAAGTCGATCTGGATAGTGTCGCCACGCTCGCGAACGCGCGGGCGGTGAGGGGGTCGCACAGCTCAGCCCTCGGGCCGGGGAGCTCTGCGCCGTCTCGCGGTCGCGGTCCCGGGCCGTCGGGGCGAGCCAGCCCCGCGGTGATGGTGCATGCCAACGCCTGGCGGTTGGGTCGTCGGTCGCTTGCGCAGTCGCGGGTCCCGTCGGTCAGCGTCCTCATGACGCTGCGGATCGTACGCTCGGCGCCGAACCCCTGTCAAGCCCCTAAGGGGCCCCTGTCAGGGCGCTCTGCTCGGCCAGTACCGCGTCCGCCGCTTCAAGGGCCGCGGCGCGCATAAACTGCGCCAGGGTGGTGTGTTTCCGCTCTGCGGCCTGGCGCAGCTTTGCCTTCTCCCCGTCAGTCAGGGTGACCGGCTGCTTTTTGCGCAACTCACGTCTCTCGGTCTTCGTCTCGTCCATCTTGGTCACTCCAATGGTACAGCTTGACGCCCAACCGTATCGCGCCCTTCCCCTGATCTACCCCCGAGGGGTGCAGCGGGGTGTCCCGGAGGCGCTTCTTTGGCGCCCCTCAGCAAGTGAATTATGCACCGCGCGCACCGGTTGCGCAAGGATTCCGTACAGTCCAACTGTACGACTTGACAGAAATCTGTACAGTTTCACTGAAACTGTATACAATGATCCGCATGCCAGGACCGAAGGCTCCGGCGAGGTGGCCGATCAACGCGCTGCTGCGCCGGCCGCTGCATGGGCGCAAGCGCCCGCCGTCGGTCGGGGAGGCGAGAACTGCCCTCGGAGTCTCGAGCAACGCCACCGCCTCCCTGTGGATGTCAACAGGGCTCCCGCCGGCGGACAAGCTCGCGACCATCGTCCGCGAGTGGGGTCTCGGCAAGGCAGAGGTCGACCGCGCCTGGCTGGAGTCGGTGGCGGCTTCCCAGGGGATTAAGCTCGGCAACCTGCCGCAGTCGCCGGAATCGACCTGGCTGTTCCACGCGGCCGACTGCCCGGTCCGCATCGCCCGCGGCGCGATCTCGTTCGAGGTCAAGGCCAGCGCCGACGGCGTGTCGGGCGACCTGTCGATCGTTCGCGCTTACGACGGCATCTCGGCCCCGGCCCCGGTCAGCGAGCTCCACTTCCGTGAGCTCGCCCGCGACGGGAACGGGACTGGCCACAGCCCTGCGCTCAACCTCATCCGGGAGCCGCCCGGGGTGACGTGCTCTACCTCGACGGCGACCGCGAACGGCTGGCACGAGCACACGGTGAGGTTCGATCCGCAGTGGTCGGGCGGCGAGGACGTCGGCCTCGAGACGAGCGTCATCATCCCGCGGGCGTTCCCGGCGCACGAGCGGCAGCAGCCGCTCCAAGACCAGCGGCCGGCCGTCACGGTCCCGCCGCGCGGCTCGGTGCCCTACCACGTCCGGCACGCCTTCGAGCGGCTCGAGCTGACCTACCGGTTCCTCGACACGTTCACCATGGCGGACGTGGAGCCGATCTGCTGGCACGGCGACGCGCCGGCCAGCGACCAAAATCTACCGATTCGCGCCTGTCGGCACGAGGTCATCGTCGACCCCGGCGGCGCTTCAGCCACACTTGAACTCGAAAGGCCGGTACCGGGGTATTCCTTCGGGCTGAGCTGGACACCGAAGCCCGTAAAGGAGAAACGAAGTGCGGAGACTGATGACCCTGGCGATGATGAGCCTACTGAGCTCTATAACCGTGGCCGAAGCCTGTAACCTGGCCGACGTCTGCGACGACACCTCGGCGTCCTTTTCCGGGATGGTGATCGTCGACGGCCTCGTCGAGGTCGGGTGGTCCTCGGACGACGAGGGCTCGGTGATGGGGTACGTGCTCGAGCGCTGCTACTCCGGGTCCTGCGCCTGGGTCGCGACCGTGGCCGCCGCCGGCAGCTGCGGAACGTCGCACGCGTATGAGCTCGTCGACGAAGCGCCGAACGGCTTTACTCCCGACGCGTATCGGCTCTCCGTGATGCGGGTCGACGGTCTGACGGTGTGCCCGGTCGAGACGGTGCCGCAGTCCCCGTGACGCGTCGCGAGGTCGCCTGGTTGGCGGCGATCGTCGTCCTCGGCGGCGCTCTGTTCTGGATCGCACTCCAGCCTCTTCGTGCGACGCAGGATGAGCCGTGGATCGCGCCGCCTGGAAGTCAAGTTCCGCGGTAGAACCCGCGGGAGGCTCCTTGACAGGGGAGCTTCACTACACCTATGGCGGCCGGGTTTACACACGACGCCCGGCCGCCGTTTTTTCATGGCGAAGAAGGCGCGCAGATTCGTCGGCAGCTACGCGGCCGTCACGGTCGAGATGCTCGCCCCCGACAAGGAACGGCTCCGAGCCGCCGCGACCAGCGCGGGGTTCCGGTCGCTAGCCGACTGGTGCCGCGGGGCGCTCGCCGACGCAGCGGACGAGGAGCTCGGCGAGGATTACGAGGAAACGGCCCCCGACTGAGCCGGGGGCCGCAGCGCCTTCGGAAGACAGAGGTCGATACCGAGCCTGGTGCGGGATGGGGGCCCCGCGGTGACCTCAGTCTACCACGCGCGCCGTGACCACGATCGGCACCGGCGGGTGACCCCACTGCGCGCCGTCCTCACTCACCGTCAAGACGAGAGCGCCGTCGACGATCTCGCAGCCGAGCTCGTCCCCTCGCGTCCACCCTGGAGATGTGACGGCCACCTCGCCGCTCAGCAGTCTGCCGAGGTCGCCCGCCGACAAGATGTGACGCCTGATGTTCGGGCGTCCGGACGGAGGCCGCTCCGGGCCGGTCACAGGCTGGCCCAGGTGAGGCCAGCGCGGAAGACGACGAGGCCGGCGAGGAGAAGGAGCATCGGCGGTCCGAGGACGATGCCGGCGGCCAGGGATACCACCACCTCAGTGGCGGTCATGACTGGAGGTCGCAGGTCGGCTGTCCGTCGCAGCCCACGGGAGGGGCAAGGACGTTCCCGACCGGTAGCTCGAGGGTCGCGGTGAACGAGTCCTGACTACCATTCGGCTCGGGGTCATGGACGTATCCAGCCGCAACCGGGCCGGGACTGCATCGCTTCCCGAGCCTGCTCGAGGTGGCGCACACGTAGGCGAGCCCCGACCAGCCGCCGCAAGTGATGGTCGACACCTGCGCGGTACAAGCGAGCGCCGTGACGACGGGAGTCTGGTCGCCGCCCGTGCCGCAAGAGCCCCCGCAGGACTGGCATGCCCCGTCGGAGCAAGAGCCCGCGCACCCGCATTCCTTCTCGACCTTGGCCTCTCCGCCCTCGCCCGTATTCGTCAGGTCGATAGCCTGGCAGCCGGCCACAGCGTACAACAGGAAGGCCAGAGCGAAAGCCAGTGCCGCCCTGCTGGCCTTAGCGAGTCGAGCCTCGGCTCGCTGTGCCCGCTCGCAAGAGAGTCTGCGCTCGACTCGCTGCATCCGCTCGAGACCTCCGATGCCGTCTATCATTCGCTCGCTCCTGCTCTCGCCGGCGCGGCGAAAACGTGCGCCATGATGGCGTCGGCCGCTAGTTGCGATCGGGAGTGCTCTAACCCGTGGTCGGAAATCTGCACTGCGACGTTGGCGTGGTAACCGATCCACAGGTCGCGATTGCGCCGGAGAGACCGACAGACCCACCACCGAGCCAGAGCGAACGGGATAGCGGAGAGGTTCTGCAGGCGTCGTCTCATTCGCTCGCTCCCGTGCTCTTCGGCGCCTGCTGGTCGGGTTCGGACAACGGCGCGGGCAACCCACCCGGGATCCCGGCGGCCCATTCGTCTTCCGTGATCTCGGTGTAGCCCACCGCCGAATCGGCATCGCGGCCGACGGGCTGCAGATTGCTCTCGCCGGTCTCGGCGAGCAGTGGATCCGCCCACCAGTACGAGCCGTTACCCTCAGCCAGAACGTGGAGAAGCTTGCCGCCGCTGTGCCGGTAATACCGCCCGATCTTGAACATCAGCTTTTCACTCACAGGCTCGCCTCATTCACTCGCTCCTGTTCTCGCCGGCTCGATCACCCGCAAGTCGACCCACATTGCCTGCCAGCACGTCACCCGCTTGCCGGTCAGCTCGGTATACGTCTTCGCTTCCATGAAACTGCCGCCGACCCATACGCAGCCGCAGCCGAGCAGGAACACGGCGACGATGCCGCTCAGGGCGAGCGTTTCCGACGAGACCTGCAGGCCGCCGCCCCTGCGCCAGCTGCGTCTCGCCTTCTCGGCGCACGCACCGAGAATGAACAGGACGGCGATGGTGGCCCAGATACAAATCGCATACCCATCTCGACTCAATCTCCCGCCCCCTCTCGGTACAGCTCGGCCTGCCACAGTAGCCAGGCTCGGTCCGTTCCGTTTGACTCCGCCCGGGCTATCGCGATCCGCTTCGACTGCTGCCACGTCGGCGGAGTGAGCGTCGAGGCGATCCCCGGAACCCCGCCGCCGCTCAGCAGCCGGCCAATGCCCGCCCAGAAGTCCGGGTCGGATGCGAGCTTCCCCAGCTCGGCGATGACCGGCGGCAGAGCCTGCACCACCTCGAGCCCGCGCGCCGAGCTCGCAGCGGTCACCTCCTTAGTGCCGTCCAGAGCGGTCGTGGTCGTCGTGCCGGCGCGCCCGAGTGTGATACCTTCGACGTCGACCGCACCCCACAGGGCGCGCCCACGGTTGACGGTGCAGCCGCCGCCGGCGAGCACGAGCACGAGCGATCCGAGGATCCAGCGCCAGAACCGCGTCCGCCATGTCAGCGATCCGCAGACCTCATCCACCGAGGCCCACGTCAACCGCGCTTTGATCCGGGCCCAACCTCTAATCTCTTTCGGTATCGGCATCAGGGCGCCGGCTTTCCGACCGGCCAGGCGAGCGCCGCGACATAGGCCGTGGCGACGACGAGAGCGACCAGCCCCGGGACACCCTGCCACCACCAGGCGAGCCCAGCGAGCACCAGGAGCGCCAGCGGGACCAGCGCGGCCAGGAAGGCCGGGCGGCCGTCGCGGCGGAGTCTGGAGAGACGTGGCGCGGTCACGGGCGCCCCCTACGCTTCGCGGCGCGCTCCGCAAGGCCGAGCGCGGCGCCGACGATGTACGCCGACCGCGACATCGGCCGTGTCCCGCGCGGACGCCTTGCGTTCAACGCCGCCACCTCGGCGTCGATGACCGCGAGAGCGGCCGGCGAGATCGACAGGCCGACGCCCCTGGCCCAGGTGCGCTTCCCCCTCCTCTTCGCCATGTTGCTAAATGATAACGCGTTATCAAGAGGCGATCAACCCGTCGACGCAGGAGCTCACAGCGCCGCCTCGTCGAAGAGCGACACCTGGCGCGGCCGCGGCTCCCGAACGGGCGTCCCGTTGAGCGGCGTCGTCGGTGCATCGCGGCGGCGGGCACGCCACTCGCGCAGATACGCGTTGAGGCAATCCCGACAGTAGCCGTGGTAAGTGCCAGCGCGCCGGATGGAGAAGTTACCCAACGGCCTGTACGCTTGGCACCTCCCGCATCGTCGCGTCTCTGTTCCGTCCGGCTCAATCTGATGGTTCTCGCGTAACCGCTGGTGGTAGTCATCGTGCCACTGCGCAGTGACACACTCCAGATTCTCTAGTCGATTGTCGGCATGATCGTGGTTGCGATGGTGAATCTCCAAGCCTTCCTGGATCGGGCCATTCGCACGCTCCCATGTCCATCGGCTCTCGAGCTGGTCAAGAATCCGGCGAGACCCGGGCTCGCGCCAACGTCGATACCATCGGCCCGTTCGCTTGCAGAGTCGTCGCCACGCCGACCATCTCGCGTCAGTCCAGGTGCTAGAGTATTTACTAGCCATGCCGCAGCCTCCTGTTAGGTTGGGGTGTGGGGAGGGCCGGAGCGATGTTTACAGCATTGCTCCGGCCTGTTTAGTCATTATACCACACAAGACGCTTCCAGCACAGACGATCTCGACGCTCATCGCGGCCGCCCCGGCTACTCGACCTTCTGCCTGATGACTTCGAGCTTGGCCTCGGCCTTCTCAGCGCGGGCTCGGAACTCGTCGAGGTCCTTGCGCAGCGATGCCACCACGGCCGCGGCCTCGTCGCGCAGCCGGTCACGCTCTGCGCCGGCCTTCTCCGCAGCAGCCTCGAGCGCGGCGGCTGCCGCCTTCTCCGCCACGCCCATCGCGAGCTTGTGATTGCTCTCCGCGATGCGGGCCGCGCCCTCGGCGTCGCGGAGCTGCCGGTCGCGGTCCGCGATGTGCTCGTCGAGCTTCTTCTGTAGGCGCACGCCGTTGCGCTCCCCGGCGGCGACGGCCTCGGCCAGTGCGCGCGCCGCGTCCTCCGTGGCTCGGACCGTGGCCGCCTCGCGGACCATCCGGTCTTGCCCCCGCCCGTGCTCGGAGGCTGCTAGCGCCTCGCGGAGCTCGACCAGCTCCCGCTCGTGCTTGTCGGCGACGGCCGCCGCTTCTTCCGCTCGCCGGGTACGCTCGCTCTCGAGGCTCTCGACCAGAGCGGCCGCGCTCGATGCGTGGATCTTCGACTGTGCCACAAGGCTATCCATGGTCATCTCCTCGGTGCTTCCGTCCTATCAGCGCCGAACATCGGCGCCAAGCTTCCTGAGCGACTGCACGGCCTTGCTCGGCGTCGTCGAGATACGTGACGGCCCGCCCGAGAACGTCCCGCGTAAGTCTCAGGAAGCACGGCTCGAAGCCCTCATCGCTGAGCACCGCCAGCAATTCCGAAGGGCAAAGTCCGCCCCGCTCAGCTAGACGCTCCAGCGTCTGGTAGTGATTCCGCTTCGCCTGCTGGCGATGACGTTCAACGACGAGCCAGGGGACGGACTCGGCTGGTTCGCCCATCTTCCCGCTCGGGCTCATGACCGGGAACATCGTCATCTCCGTGGCCCGTCCGGCAAGACCGACACCGTGCACGATCGCGGAGCGCCCCGGCCGAGCCGCCCGCAGGTCAGCAGCCATGCGTTGCCGCCGAGGTCCGGCAGCTGGTCGCCGGCGACGAACGGGCCCCGCTGCGTCGAGCCTCGGCGCATGAAGCACCGCCACCCCTCGGGCACGTCGAGCCGTCCGGCCTCGTCCTGGTCGGCGCAGAACAGCGGCGGCGGGCAGACGCACGGCTCGGGCTGCGTCGTCGCGCAGCCGGCCACGAGGAGCAGGACGGCGAGCGCCCTCACTCCCCCAGCCCTCGGAGCCACGCCGCGAGCTCGCCCTTGCGGTCCTTGTCGAGCACGCGGAACGCGAGCCGTGCTGAGTGGAGCGCCCGGCGCGCGCTCCTGACGTTCCGCGCGACGACGACCGCCGGCACCCCGTGGCGCTGGAGGGCGACCAGCACCTGCAGGGCGTCCCCGGCGCCGAGCCGCCACTCGACGATCGCCGCGCGGACCTGGCCGCTGTCGACGTGGGTTACGGCCGGCCCCACGGACCCGAAGCGCCGAGGCTCCCGGACGTTGGCCGCGAGCGCGGTGGCGGCGAGCGCCCGCGCGGATACCGGATCCTCGTCGACGATCATCAGCCGCCTCTGACGCACCTGCACCGGTGCGCTCCCGATGCCGGACACGGACATCCCCGCCGGACCGCTGATACCTGTCATCTCGCCGAGCTTCATGCCTTCTCCTGTAGCTGTCGCTCGAGACCGGCGACGACGGCCGTCAGCGACGTGATCACAGCGGTCAGCTCCCCGAGCTGCTCTTTCTGTTCCTCGAGCTGAGCGAGAATCACCCCGCGCCCGCTCTCGATGGTCTCCTGGATCGAATTGGCATCGACGACCCGCCCCTTCATCGTCTCTCGCTCGCGGTCTACCGCGTTGACTCCCCAACGCCACAGCACGCCGAAGGCGGCTACCACTGTCCCAGCTACTGTCGCGGCGCCGATGATCCACGGCCCCCAGCCGCCGCTTGGCTTCGGGATCACATCCGTGGTCGGAGCCTGCACCGCTGGCCCGAGCTGAGCGAAGGCGAGCGTGCCCACCGCGACGAGCACGGAGGCGAGGATGGCGAGCTTCATTCGTGCGGCCATCGCCACGACGGGGTATCGTACGGCGACGTAGGATCGTACGGAACCGCCTGTGCACGTCTCCATGCGACGTCCTCCGTCGCCACCAATCTCCTGGCGACGTACAACGTGAGATCACGGTCGGAGAAGTCGCCCGTGTACCGGATCGCCAGACCGGGGCGCTCCTCGCCAGACGGATTGGTATAGATGACAGGCTGGGTAGGCAGCGCCAAGTGCTGGGCCCGCTCGGCGTAGACGAAGGGCGGTTCGCCGACAACGACAAGGCCGACCCCAACAAGGCCGAGGCCGACCCCTACTCCGATTCCAGTGGCGAACGCTCGAAGAAGATTCTTCACTCGGTACCCTCCCACGTTGGATGCGACTCCGACAAGAACGAGATCGCGAAGCCTGCGTTGTGCCAGGCTTGCACTACTACGTTGGTAACCGATGACGGCTCAGTAAATCCCGTTGTAACGCACACTTGAAACTGCGTTCCACACGATCCGAGGCTGGTCTCGTCATGCGTCACGATCGCTGTCGCACCGATGACATCAAATAGCCTGATGCTCACCTGGCCCGGGACAACGGCGCACTGCCATCCCCAATCGAAGCAAAAATCCGTCGACGTTCCGAGATCCCCGCTGACCGTGGCTGGTAAGGTGGAAACCGTCGTCCAAGTCGTATTATTGATCGGGCAAGCAGACGCCGGACATTCGAGGAGCCACTGATAATCGAAGCTCTGGGTATCAGCTCCCGTAGGCCCGGTCGGCCCGCTCGGTCCAGACGGCCCTGATGGACCGCTTGGTCCAGATGGACCGGTCGGACCGGTAGGCCCGACCGCTCCGTCTCGAATGAAAACGACGGCTAGCGCATTGTTGTTCCCAAAGTTCCCACCAGCGTCGAGTTCCAGGGTCACCCCGAACTTATAATACACACCCTGATCTGTAGTCGATGTTATATCCCAGAGCTGCGCCTGGGTAGAATCGGTCTCGCGCTGAACATAGAAACCATCACCTACGTTTATCGTTCCCAAGATTACAGATAAGTCAATCGAGTCGTTGTCCGTTTCGCTGACGTACAGCTCCGTCGCGCTGGCCTGGGTAACGGTATTCCACTTCATAAGACCCGCGCCGGGATCGGTATCCGACTGGTCGGTCGTCCTCGCTCGGTAGCGATGAGACGACCCAACGGACCCCGGCGCTCCCGTTGGACCGCTCGGCCCTGAAGGGCCTACGCCGATCGGTTGCAAGACGGAACCGTCGAAGATGTACGCCTGGATAGCGCTCGTGACCGGCACGAAGAAGAGCGCTACCAACAGTACCGCAACGGCGGCTTTAGTTATCGATGAGGATTCCATCGAATGATCCTATCACTGCTGAGTTATTCGCGTTAGAAACAACCTGTATCTTAAGAATAGCGGGCCCCGCGATAGGGCGCGGGATCATGTACTCCCTCGGTGGACTCCATCCCTCGATGAATAACCACGCCTCGAACGTTATAAATCCTGAATCCGATTGATCTGCGTTTCGCTTTACTAGCAAGTGGGCATCAGCTTGTGCATCCGCCCCCGTATTAGTCAAAATTGTCCCCACTATGGTCCGCAGAAAGAATGTCTGCGTCGAGGGGACGCCCATGATCATCATCAAGGCTTTCCCGCGCCCCGGCTGGATCGCAGCTGATACCGTACCGTCTGTCTGAGCTGTAGCGGTAATCACCCCGATGTTGAGATCCTCGTCGTCGCCAAAAGTAAGTCCGACCAAGTCATTTATTATCACGTAGGAGTTTGCCGTCGGAACGTTAGTCGTCCCATCTAGCGTGATGTCCTCGGAGACCTCGCTGGTTCCGAATCCGGTAAGACCAAAGATGCGAATAGTTCGCATCCCGACCCCAACGGGGGCTCCATCATCCGATGCCGACGTCGACGATATGTCATGGATCCGAGCTGCCGTCGGTGCAACCCAGATGTCCGTAGAGGTTACCCCGTCGGCCCCGTCCCAGACATCCGTGGGGACGTTGGCGTCTGCGTCCAGGGTCTCGCCGAACCCGGAGATGATGCGGAACCCGGAGATGTTCCCCCGGGCAGCTTCAAGGCTCGGACTGAGCGGTCCGAAGTACGAGGCCGATACAGGGTCGGGTCCGCGGAGGACAGAGTAGACCCCGATCGCGATGACGCCAGCCAGTAACCCACCGAGTACCTTCTTCATGCTAGGTCTCCTTGATTGCCAACCACTGGGTTCCGTCGCTGACAATCACAAGACTTCTCTTGATCGTCACCACCATACCTTCTGCTTCAACGATACATTCAAAGTTGGCGGTGGTATCGACATTCCTTATTTGAACTTCCTTGCCAGGCAAAGCCGATGCAGCAGCTAGCGTGAACGTCACAGTCCCTGACCCAGGGTCGCACAAAATGAAGGCATCCGAAGCAAGCATCGGTGTCGATGCCGGTGTCGATGCCGGTGTCGATTCTGGTTCGCGGAATACCGAGTAGACCCCGATCGCGATGAGACCAGCTAGCAGCCCGCCGAGTACCTTCTTCATTCTACTTCGCCTATTAACTCGTTGCCGCTCGCCTCAATGATGCATTCGAAGTTAGCGGTGGTGCCGATATTCCTTATTTGCACTTTCCTGCCAGCCGGAGTCGATGGGGGTAGCGTGAATGTCACAGTCCTTGACTCAGCATCGCACCGAACGACGGCGCTTGTAGCAAGCATCTTCATGTCACTCCTCCTCAATGTATCCACCACTGGGTTCCGTCGCTGATGATCGCAAGGCTGTTCGGGAACGGAACGACCTGGGTCTCGGATGTGTCGATCAATTCGAAGCCGTTCGCGTCCACTGTGCACTCGAAGCTTGACGTTGTGTCGATGTTCTTCAGCTGTACGATCCGACCCGTGAGGGTCGACGCGGCGAGTAGGATGTACGTTACATCCCCTGCCCCGGCCTCGCACAAGATGAAGGCGTCGGTCGCCAACATCGTTTCATTTGAATTGATCTCCCTTATCGCAACCGAGACCGTCGTATTCCCGGGCTGGTCCGTATCCAGGAATATCATCCCGATCGCCGGGGTTAATGGAGCAGTCGTGCCGACAACCGCAGGACCGAGAGCTACCATCCCCGAACCGTCGGAGATCGCAACCGTACCCTCGGACGCTCCCGATACTCCGGATATCAGATCTGCCGCCCTCGTCTGCCAACGCACCCCGTCCCAGGCCTGGTACTCGCCCTCTGTCGTGTCGTAGCAGAGCCTTCCTGTGACGCCCGTGATAGTGTCGCAGTCGGTCTCGACCAGAGTGTCCTCGCCGCAGGTCATCGTCGCCCCGCTCGGCAGCGTCCGTTGCTGCTCGAACGGAGCGCAGCCGGCGTGCACGTCCGGGAAGTGGGGCACCCACTGCGCGCCGGCTGGCGCGGCGAGGAGCAGCCCGATAGCGACACGCAGGACGGAGAGCTTCATGGCTCGTTCATCCGGAGGGGCTGGCGATCCAGAGCGTGATCCTGGCGTTGAGCGGTCCGATTGGGAAGTCCTCCAGGAATAGGATCCACTCCTCCGCCGAAGTCCCCCCTATGTTCAGAGAGCCGCCTGGTCCCGGGAGAAAGATCGGCGTCTGAGCGTTATGATAGTTGCGCCCTCCGATGTCCGTGTTGGCAACCAACGAGCCGGGCGACGCTTGGGCGTCGAGGAAGTCCGCGTCGACCGTCAGGCTCGGCACCTTCATCCGCGACACGTCGTTCCATCCGATGCCTGTGATTGCGTCCCCCAGGCCAGTGAACGCCACGTTCTCTTGCGCGACCTTGACGCCGAAAACGAGCGATGTCGTCGCATTGAACGAAACGCGAGCTTGCACCTCCACCGGGGCATCAGCTGCAACGTTGACCCTCGCGAGCGCGCCCGCCTGAGTGACTGTCACTACTTGCCAGCTGTAAACGTGGCCGAAGCCCTCACCGATTCGCACGGGTACTCCTATATCCAGGCTGCGGCGCCACCATCGTCCAGCGGCGCATCGTCTGGCTGTGGCTCCTCATCCTCGAGCAGCCTGTGTTGTATCATCTGCGCGCCGGCGAGGACCGGTATCGACACCTCGACCAGCAGTATCGACGTATCGATCCTGGTGAAGAAACGAAAATCAGAAGTTACCGTCGTCTCGCCGAAGACCCGTATGAGCGGCAAGGGAAGAAAGATCTGATTCCCTACCACGACCACCACGGCGTTCTGTAGCGTGCCGTCTACGAAGGCCTGCCACCCTACAAGCGGATAGCCCGCGTCGACGGTGAAGACCGTGTTCGTCAAGTCGACCACGCCGGACAAGCCAGCCGCGGGCGTCAGCTCGAGTTCCACGATCGAGCTCGCCGACGCACCGCGCGCGACCTGACGGGCCGCGTTCCGGCGCGCCTGGATCTGGTTGCGCGCTGGCCTCACTGAAGCACCCCTGGGATCGCTTCCGGCTTCAGGTCGAACACGTACCGCAGCTCGAGGTCCACGAAGTCGCCTTGCTCGCCATGGCCTGGCGTGGAGGACTCCACAAGGCAGCCCGCCCACGTCATCACGCCGCCCGGGGCGAGCGCGTTCTTGAGCAGCAGCGGCACCACCTCGCCGGCCGTGAGGAACAAGCCGCGGCGCCACCATCGGATCGTCGTCCGCTTGATCGGCGTTCGCAGGAACCGCGCGTGCCGGAGCAAGGGGCGGTCGTCGAAGGCGTAGCTGTGCACGTCCGGGCTCAGCTCGCGGTCGATGCCGAACTGCGGCCCGACGCGCTCGTCCAGCGCCTGCCACGCCCGCGCCTCGTCGAGAGCGGCTTCCGGGACCTCGGCGGGAAAGAAGACCGTCATCGTCTTTGCGATGCTGCTGTCGTCAATCCGCCAGGCTGGCCCGTCGCCGAGGATCTGGTAATCCTCGATGGGGACCGCTGAGCTCAGCTCGGTCGGATTCAACAGCGCGGCGCCGATGCGCCCGTCGTACCGGTGCACGAGCCCGAAGTCGCCGGTGCGCATCAGGCGGAAGAGCACCTCGTGCAGCTTGGTCGGGCCGACCACGGCCACCTTGACGCGCTCGTCCAGCTGCTCAACCCCGCTGAAGCTCCCCGACGCCAGGTCGGCGGCCGGGATGCCGAGCCGGTCGAGGAGGAGCTTCTCGGCGACCAGCCCCGCCGACAGGACGCCAGCGACGCGACCGTCGCCGAACACCATGATTCGCCACTCACCGTCCTGGTTCGCCTCGAAGAACGCCCTTGCAGGGTCTACCCCGCTGCCAACGGGCAGATTCCACAAGAGATGCGACGTCGACGCGTCCCAGCTGTAGAACGACGTGTCCACGATGTCTCGACCGAGGTAGAGAACTCCGCGGCCGACGAGGTTCGCGCCGAAGATCGTATCTGCGTCCAAGTCCGAGACGACGGACGCCCGCATGATGACGCGGGGCCCGGCGCCGGGGAAGGGGCTGCCAGTCGGCCCTGGGGTTTGCCCCGGATTGACGATGGCCGCCGGCAGCGTTCCTCCCGAGTCGGTTCCCCAGCACTCGGGAATCGGCTCCCCCTCGTGCTTGTTGATCGCGTTGAGCCCTGGCCCGTACACCTCGATGTCGTAGGCCTCGATGCCGATCTCTACGACGTCCGTCCGCAGCGCTCGCGGGAGGAGCGGCACGGACACCTGGTCGCGACCGAGGTCGAGCCCCTGCCAGCGGGTGACGCCATCCCACACCGGCGGGTCGCCCTCTGCGATGAACTGCCCCGAGCGCACACCACCCGCGAACACCAGCAGCCGGCGGTCATCGACCAGCCAGCCGTCGATCGGCGGCTGCCCGTGAGCGATGCCCGTCTGCCACAGCCGCGGGCCCTCCGGTAGGCTCTCGTCGGCGTGCGGGTTGTGCAGGACCAGCGACCCCTGCGGCGCCGCCGTCCGGCCGCTGATGACGTCATCGAGCGAGCGCCTGAACGTAGGGAGCGTCAGGACCAGGCCGATGTAGTTTCTGCCGTACGCGTGGAGGTACTGCGTCGCCAGGTAGACCTCAAGACGCATCGCGATACCGCTTGCGTTGAAGCCACCGGGCGGTCGGCTGTTGAAACTTGAGGGCATGTGCACAAAGATCGTAGGCTCGTTGTCGAGGGCCTCCGCGCTCGTCCCGTCCTGGTCCCAGAACCACGAGCCCGGCGTGCTTCCGGACTCGACGACGCTGTCCACCTCCACCATGCCCGCGTCAGCGCCTTCGATCTCCCAGCCGTCGATATTGAAGCTCACCAGGGGCTGGTCGGCGCGCGCGAACTTCTTGCGCCACACGGTGCCTTGCGTGGTCGACTTGAACCACCCGGCCGCATCGAGCCAGACCGCCGGGTACCAGTGGAGCAGGTACACGATGGCGCCCGGGTCGTGAATCAGCGCCGCCGCGCCGGCCGACAGGAACGATGCATCGCGGAAGACCGAGAACGTCGAGAAGGCGTCCAGCTCATCCCAAACGCGGACGCGGATCGATACGTCGCCGGCGTCCGCATCGAGGACCGCCGGCGGCGTAACGGTGAAGTACTGCGAGCTCGACAGGGTCTTCTCCGAGTCGAACAGGATCGTTGTCTGCGCTCGGTCGAAGATCTGCCACCGCACCGCGGTCTGGACCGGGGGCGCCGCCTCCTGGTACTCGAGGCGCATGCGCGCCGTGGCCGTGTGCCACGTCACGTCGAAGGTCTCCCGGCCCTGGCGCGCCCGGAGCTGCAGCTTCAGGTCGTCGCCGGCGTCGAGGATGTCCTGGACGGTGAAGTTGTGGCCGAAGATGTCGCGGAAAACGGCGCTGGTCTCCTCTTTCGCGATGGTGCTCCCCCGCCGGTATTCGGTCGACAGGAAAGCGCTCTCCGAGGCCGGGATCGGCGTGGCCGGCGCGGGCTCCGCCAGCGGGTCGGCGGTCGGCGACAGGCGGAAGTGACCGGCGTACACCTCGCGGCCCTGGTACACCAGCATCGCGTGGACGGTCGCGTCGCCGGGGCGGTCGAGCGTCGCCGACCAGCGGCCCATGAAGTAGAGACTGAACTGGACCGTGAGGACGCGGAACGGCTCGCGGCCGCCCACCGACACCCCGTTCCAGTCGACCGTTGCCAGGTTGCCCGGGGCGAGGGAGAAGGCCAGCGCGTTCTGCGGCACGCCGGGCGGGCTCGTGAGCGCCGAGGGGTTTCCCCAGCCGCCAGCGTCGACGTTGGTAGCCGTCAGCCGGATGGCGTTCTCGGTCGGCGCCGGGTCCGGCTCGATGCCGTTGTGCTTGAGCTGCACGGCGGCCCGATAGTCCAGCCCGGACTGGTCCGCGAGAGGGACCACGACGGACGGGCGCGCCGGCATCAGGTTGCCTCTGGCCGGAGCTGTGATAAAGTGCGGTCAGGCCTGCGGCTGCCGATCGCGACCTCCGGATCTCCCGAGCGCGGTCGGTAGCCGCACTTTCGAAGGGAGATCACATGACGACCAGAGATCGGACTATCGCCGCCGCCTTGTTTGCTGTCTTCGGTTGCCTTCTTGCGTACACCACTCTCGCTAAGCTGAAAGCCGCGAACGCGCCCCCGGCTACCGGACCTACGGCTGAGCGCGTGCGAGCCCACGCGCAAAGAAGAGCCATCGAAGCTAGGAGCCGCCGCGAAGGAAACAGCTCTCCGGAGGAAGCCGCAGTCGAGCGAGCTAAGGCCGCAGTGCGCGTCAGGGAAAGCCGGGCGCGCGCCAGGGCCGAGAGAGCAGCTCAAGCTAGAGTGATCAGGGAACGCACCCGAGCCGAGATAGCCTCCGGGTCGCGAACTCCCGATCCAGCCTCGGCTTTCGGCGAGAAGCCGCGCCAGAGCGCTTGGGATGGGGGTGTCCGCGTCGCCGAGCAGTGGCTTCAGGCCAATCTCAAAGACCCCGACTCGCTCGACATCATCGAGTGGTCGGAGGTGCACGCCGGGCCCGACGGCTGGCGCGTGCGCTGCAAGTACCGATCGCGCAACTCGTTCGGGGGCATGGTCCTCGCCGAGCAGCTCTTCGTGATGAAGAACGGCACGGTCATCGACGTTCGCAAGATCGGGTAGCGCGCTCATCGCACCTCCCTGAATCGGAACTGGGCGGCATAACGCAGCCCCGGCATGATGGCCGACGGGAGGCCGTCGGCCACCAGGTACCCGTACCGCGCGCCCTCCAGCCGGTTCAGGTCAGCGGAACTGGCTGCGCTCGCGAGCTTCGGCTTCGACAGCTGCGGGTCAAAGATGACGACCGGCCGATGCTGGCCTGCTATCAGGGCCACGTCGGCCGGTGCCGACAGCTGGTCGAAGCTTCCTTCTACGGTCGCGTCGTGATAGTGCGTGCGGAGGATGCTCTGGTCCCCATGCGACAGCGGGTTGCCATCGGCGAATCCGTACTCGGCCTGGTAGTGCGGCATCGCGTAGCTGCCGAGGGCTCCGCCGGTAACCGTGGTAGCGACCCGTGAGCCATCGACGGAGCCGAACGGCGTGCCGAAGCTCGTGTTGCGCGTCGGGTGAAACCCGCGCGAGAAGTACAAGCGGCCGGCCGTAGTCGCCTCGGACGGCCGCTCCGGGTCGAAGATCGTCAACTTGACGAACGGGTAGCCTGGATCCGCTAGAGCGCCGGTGAATCCGGCGTCGCGCCGAGCGCCGCCGATGTCGAACGCTCGATAGTAGTGGAGCTGGTTGTTCTTGAGCACATGGCTCAGGCGCGTTGCTCCGCCGACCCCTTCGCGATTCGCGAGCATGTACTTCCAGGGGCTGGCGTCCGGGCCTTCCCCCAACGTGAACAAGTCCTCGCCCTCGCTGAATCCGCTGTCGGGCTTGAAGTCGAGGTCGTCTGCATCGTTGGCGAAGTACAAGCGGAGACGCGGTGGAGTCGGGATGGCGGTCCCGTTCACCCGGTTGCCGTGGTAGTTCAGGCCGACGAACGTCGCGAACCGGTAGAGCGATGTCGCCACGCTGGCGTCTCGGTGGAATAGCGACGGGCTGAGCCGCATGATGGCGAACGCCCAGGTGTGCCGCGCCCGGGCGTCGCCCGTGTGACTCAAGGATGAAGCGTAGAAATCGTCTTTGAATCCGAACGACGTGATGGCTTCGTTCGCGCTCGGGCTGACGTTGCCGAGCGAGAACGGGACGGTCGGATGGCTGAAGGTCCAGAAACCATCGACCACGGTCACCGTGAAGCCGGCGTCGACGGCCTGCAAGATGCCCTCGACGTGAGCGCGCGCGGCCTCCGTCGTGAGGAACGTGACGTCCCCCGATGGGGTCAGGTCGAAGTCCGTCACGTTGATCTGCAGGACGTCGTTACCCTTGCCGACCGTGACCAGCGGCATGCCGAAGTCCGTCGTCCCGTTGCTAAACGTCCACACGTCGGAGAACGCCGCGACCTCCTGCGGCTGTGGCGTGACGACGTTCACCATCGGGCGTGTCGGATCCTCGCCGGGAGGATTCTTCCGGTTGCTCGTGAGCGATGGGAACAGGTCGGCCCTGTCGGTCATGAGGAGCGCGTCCTCGAGGCACCAGACCACGTGAGCCTTGTTCACCGGCAGATCGCCGGCGTTGAAGGCGTCGATGCCGCCCGCGTTGTTATGGGTCGGGTACGGCATCAGGGCCAGTCCTCCTCGCGCGGCGGGTCGATGGTGCCTTGCGTGTTTCCGGCGCTGACCGTCCGCTGTGTCCGCCGGTCGATGACCTCGCTGTCGAGGAACAGCCGGCTCTCGACGATGATGGGTTGCCCCCCGCCGCCCGCGCCGGCGGGAGTGACACCACCGACGGCGACCGACGGGGAGCCTGAACTCTGGAGCGGGATGATCTCGCCGGCGCGCGGGAATACAGCGACCTCGGGCCCCTCTTCGCCGACCAGGATGGGCTGACCGCCACGGAAGGGGCCGCCGTGCGCGAGACCATCGATCCCGTCGATCCCGCCGATGTGTATGCCCTGGAGTCGGGACGCGGAACCGACGACCGACGCGATCGATCCGGCCACCCGGGACGCTGCGCTGGCTGCCGCACTGGCTGCCGAGTTGGCCGCTGCCGCCATGGCACCGGATGCGCCGACCGATGCCGCCTCGACAGCGCCCACGGCGCTCTCGGCGGCCGGCGCGATGGTGTCGATGGCCGCTACCGACTCCTGAGACCCGGCGCGCCAGGCCTCCGCGCTCTTCTGCGCCCCGGCCACCTCGGCCATGGTGGCCGTCTGCATCGCGCTGACGGTCGCCTGCGCCTGTCCGGAGACCGCCATCGAGCTCGATGCCGTCGACTCCTGCCAGGCGCTGGACGAGCCTGTAGCGGCCGCCTGGTGCGCCGCCTGCGTCTCGAGCGCCGCCATCGTGCCGGCGCTCTCAAAGTTCATCATCGAGGCGACGCCGGACGCCGCGAACCCGTCGACCTCGAGCCCGGCCGCTCCCGCCGCTGCGATGAGCTGGTCGAAGGCGGCGGTCCCTTGCAAGCCCATCTCGCCGGCGGCGCCGGTCAGCAACTGGAGCGACGCCTGGAGGCCGGTCATGACCTCGCCGGTGAGCTGGCCTCGGTCGGCGGCCGCCTGCAGGCCGGTCGTGAAGACCTCGACGAAGCTGGGGAAGGTCGCCGTGGTCAGCGCCACTTCCTGGCGTATCTGATCCAGTCCGAGCGCCGATGCCAGCTTGCGCGCGCCGAGCCCGCGACCGAGCCCCTCGTCGATCTTGTCCAGCTCTGCACCGAGGGACTTGGAAATGTCGAGCCCGAAGCCAGCCAGAGACTCCTTGAACTTCGTCTTTCTGTCCTTGCCGCCGAACAGCTTCTTGATCCCGCCGAAAATCTTCTTACCGAGGACGCTGATGCCCTTGAGCGCAATCGGTGCGACAGCCGACACCAGCGGGCCGAACGGCCCGAGCGCGGCGCTGAGAGGCCCGATGAGACCCTGTAGCGCTTGACCGATCCCGGTCCCTCCGAGGAGACTCCCGAGCGCGCCGCCGCCGCCGCCGCCGAACAGGCCAGAGATGATGCCGCCGAGTCCACCGCCGCCAGTAAGCGAGCTGAAAGCGCCTTGGATGGACGCGACGAATCCCTGCCCAGATGTCAGCATGCTGGCAAAGGAGTCTGTCCACGTAACCGCCAGATCGGAGACCGATGTTCCGACCTCGCCGGTTGCTTCGCCGATTTCAGCCAGCTGTGGCGGAACCTCGGCCGCGCTCTCGACCAGAATCCGCGCCATCTCCTCGCCGTCGATCGTCGCCTCGCGGAACGACCTCGTTAGCTCTTCGAGCTTGTCCCGAGCGTCTGTGTACGCTGGGCTTAGCTCCTGCCCAGTCGCAGCCAGAGCGGCCATCTTCAGCTGGAGTTGCGCCATCTCTTCGGACATGGCACGGAACGAACCGGGACCGCTAGCAAGGTCTTCTAGCTCAGCCTGGATCTGTCCGAAGCCGGACGCGAGATCATCGGCGACTCCGAGGAAGCCTCCTATGAGGCCCGACGATGTTTGAGCTGCCTCTCCGAGCCGAGTGATGCCGCCCGCTGCCGTGTCGCTGCTGGTGCCGAGCCGGTCAAGCGCCGGGGGCGCTTCATCGGCCGCCGCCTTGTAGTCGCGGGTAGCCTTCGCGCTCTTCCCTGTTACCTCGGTCAGGTCCGTTGTCGCCTGGCTCAGCGCGCGGGAGCGCTCCGAGATTGCCGTGAGGCGTTCGTCGAGCGCGGCCGTCGCGTCGCCGAAGACGTTGAAGGCGCCGCCGGCGATCCCGGTGTCCTGCGCGAGTCCGGCCAGATCCTGCCGCAGTTGAAGGATGTCCTCGGCTGTGTCTTCCATTCCCGGGATGATGAAAGCGATATTCGCCAGGCTGTCAAGGGCGCCGTCGATGCCGTCGACGAGAGATGTCACAAGCTGCCCGATCGCGGCCGTTGCGATCTCCGCCGATGCCACGAAGAACGCCTGGACCGCGAGGCTCGCCTGCTGGATCGCGTTAGATGCGGTGATGATTGAAACCGCCAGTAGGTCGCCGAACGTGAGCGACGGGTCGCGGAAGATCAGACGGAACGCTTCCAGGGCGAGGTTCGCCCCATCGGCCACAAGCCCGAGGGCGTTCTTGACCTCCGTCCACGCATCGCCGAAGGCCTCGATGACATCCTGGCGGTCGAGGACGTCCAGCAGCCCCGAGATGGCCGGCGTCAAGCCCTGGCCGACAGACACGACCGCATCCTGGAAGCGGTTTCGCAGCACGGCGAGGCGCGAGGCGAGTGTGGCGTACCGCGTAGCCGCTTCGTCGGCCAGGGCCGTGTTCGCCTCGAATGCCGCTGTGCCCCGCTCGATAGCGGTCCGCGTCAAGTCGCCGGCGCCGGCCAGCGACAGGAACACGCGCTGGACTCGCGCGCCCTTGAATCCGAGCTTGTCGAGCGCCGCTGACTGGTTCTCGATCTTCGACAGCCCCTCGATGAATGTCGTTACGGCACCCGCCGCGTCTTCCTTGAAGAGTCGCTGGAAATCCCCGACGGACTTACCGGCCACAGCAGCGAACCCGGCCAGGCTCTCGCCGCCAGATATCGCCGCGCTCTTCAGCTGCGAAAGGAACGTCGAGAATGCTGTGCCCCCAGCCTCCGCTTGAACACCTACCGATGACAACGCGCCGGAGAAAGCGAGGATGTCCGCCTCGCTCAATCCCGCCAAGTTGCCGGCTGCCGCGATCCGCGTACTGAGCGACAGAATCTCCGCTTCCGTCGTCGCGAGATTGTTACCAAGGTCGACAATCGTCGAGCCGAGTCGCTCGAATTGGGGCCCGGCCTGATTGTCGATGATGTTTGCGAACCTGGCGAGCGCCGTCGCACCCTCTTCGCCCGCGAGGTTTGTAGTCTCTGCGAGGTCCGCCATCACCCGGGTGAACGACAGGATCTCGTCACCCTGAACCCCGAGCTGGCCGGCCACCTCAGCGATCTTCGCCAGGCCGACAGCGCTGGTCGGGATCTCCTTTGACATGTCCCGGAGGCCTTGCGTAATCGCCTCGAAGTCGGCCGTCTCCGGGAGCGTCTTCTTGACACCCGCGAAGGCCGACTCTAGGTCGATAGCGGCGTTGGCTGCCCCGGTCAAGCCTTTGGCGATAGCACCCGCGACGAGCGCGGCGCCGAGCTTCTTAAGCTGCCCAGCGAGCAGCTGCGTGCCCTTCGACGCCTTGCCGGCGCCTTTCGTGAAACGGCCGAGAGAATCGCGGCCCGACTTTGACGCCTTGTCGACGTCGGTCATCGCCTTGCGGGCGCTCGTCCCGATCTTCTTGAACTTGGGGCTGGCCTCGTCCAGGACGCGGTAGGCCTGCTCGATGTCAACGGCCACGGTGAGCCTCTATCCGATCACTCCGAGGGCTTCGCTCCACTGCTCGAGCGACTCCTCCGTGACGTCTCCCGTGTCCACGGGGACGTGCTCCTCTTGCTGGCGCCGAACGATCCAGCTCACCAGCGACCTCAACTCGTTGCGTCGCCACCGCAGCGCCTCGTAGTCGCGCAGCACCATCTCGAGGCCGGCCAGGGGGATGTGACGCCGCACGGGGAAGCTCTGATACCTTTGCTTGCCGCGTGTCTCGACGACACGCATCTGCACCGGCACCGCAAAGGGAGCTACGACGTTGTACACGTCGATCGCAGCACGCGCGATGTCGTCGATCGCGGGCTCCTCCAGCGGCGCATCGTCGCCGCTGTAGGAGGCCCGGAATACCAGCCACGCGTGCGCTCCCTTCGTCCCCCTCAGTTCGCGGTATCTGAGGTAGGCGCCGAGGCTTTTTTTCGGAGGGCGGCCTCCGCTTCGTTGACTGCGGACACGTCCTGGAGGCGGAGCAGCGCCGCCCGGAACGGCTGCGACTTGCGGCACAGCAGGAGCCGGGACTCCTCGCTCACCCCGAGCTCGTCGTCGCCGATGACCTCGGCGAGCGCGTCGATCTTCTCGTCGCTGAACGTCGGGAAGAGGTCCCAGTCGGTGATGCACGAGCGGTCGATGCCGTGGACGCCGACGAGGCAGTTCTTTGCGAGAGCCTCCGCGAGCGCGATGTCCTTCTCCTCGACCCCCTTGATCCGCTCGATTCGCTTGCTTCCGGTCACGGCTGCGAGCTTCGACGCGGGCAGCACCTTCCAATCGAGCTCAATGGGGCAGTCCGGTAGGCCCGGGTCGAGCATCACCCGCTTGGTCGGGAAGTAGTCGTCGTCACCGATGCCCGCCTTTGCTAAGGCGTCCGCGAGGTCAATCGCCATTGTCACTCCTGTTATCAACTGTGATGCCTATCGCTAGGCTGTTACGTACATCATCTCGCCGTTCGGCGTTCCGTCTGCCGCCGTCTCTTCTGTCGAGGTGATGGCGAGCGTTAAGGTCAAGGCGTTGCGGTTGCCGTCGTGCGACGGGACCGCGTTCAAGATGCGCGCTGTATGCGCGTCGAGTCCGTCGATGAAGCCGATTCCCTCGCCGATGCTCTGCACATGGAAGCGCTCTTCCTGGTTAGTCTTCACGTGGTCGAGGAACAGCGCCGCGTCCTGCTTCTGTAGGAAGACGACCTCGATGGTCCAGACGCGCGCGATGTTCTCGGTGAGGCTGCCCGGATCGTCGCTGTCGCACAGCTCATTGGCCGGCTCGAACTCGTGCGAACCGGTAACGGTGCACGACAGGATGCACATGCCGAACGAGCCCCAGTTGAGGAGCGTCGTCTTTCCGTGGATCTCGTTGTTGGGGTTCTGCTCCGTGTGGAGCGGCGCGTGCGGCTCGATGTGGATCTCCTCCACCGCGTCACGCGTGAACGGGCCCGTGAACAGCGTCGAGTCGAGGCTCAGCGATGCCGCGGCGACGACCTCGATCTGACCGGCGCTGCCTTCGACGGGCGCGATTGCGGTCAGGGTTCCTACGCTCGGCTCGCTGAAGACCGAACCCCAGTCCACGTCGACGTGGCCCTTGGTCGCGAAGCCGTAATCCTTGTGCAGCCGGAGCTGAGTATTGAGGTTCGCCAGGACCTCCGCGGACGTTGCCGCACTGGGGACTGAGGGCGCCGTAGGGCTCGTGGCATCGAACGTCACGAACGGCTTCGACTTGCCGATCCTGAACTTCAGGTTAACGTTGGTCGACAGGTCGTACGGGCCGGCGAGCTCTTCGGGGTTACCCTCTGTCGATGCGAGTAGAGCCGTGGCCTGCACCGTACCGCCGCGCGACCCGAGGGTCACCGTCTGAGGGTCGCTTGTCGTGTCGCGCGCCACGACCTCGAGCGCCACCTCGGTGTTCGCTACGACGTCCGTGGCGACCGTGACCTCTTTCAGGTCGACGAAGCTCGAGACCTCCCACATACCCGCGTTGTACACGTCCAACGTGAGGTCGCCGGTCGCGACAACATCCGTGCCGCCGACGCCGCGGACCATCCCGCACCCGCCATGCCGGGCGCTCAGGAACATCAGCTCGAACGTGGCTTTGCGCTTATCGTCCTCGAACGGCAGCGTCAGGCTGTTGACCTTGCCGTCGAAGAGGTGGTATCCGATGCCGCCGATGATGCAGCGCGCCGAGATCCACTCGTCGGCGAACTGCGTCAGGTCGTACTGGCGCACGCCCTGGATACTGTCGGCCGAGCCGGTGACGATCGGCTCCTGCGTGAAACCCGGCTTCACGATGAGGCCGGTTGCTGTCACGGACGTGACCCGACGGAACTCGCCGCCGGCGGGCCCAGACTGCGCGACGTTCGCCGGGTCGCTGACGAACACGCAGGCATCGCCGACGAGGTAGGCGTGTCCGGCGCCGAAGTCGACGTGCGTAAAGTCCCTGTTGGACGTGATGACCGCATTGATCGCCGTGATGTTCTGGCTGTCGATCAACCGCACGCCCCCGAAGAAGGCGCGGAACATCTTGTCGCCCTGCGGCGGGTCGTCGCCGGACCCGAGCGTCGCGCCGGTCGACAGTGTGCCGGCGGGCTGGATATTCATCTCGGCTTCTACCGTGATCGGCTCGTTGAGCCCGATGACCGGGAACGACATCGCCCGGGTGTCCCGGAACTCGACGTTATCGACGAGCGTCCGCACCACCTCGACAGGGAACTCGGCGGTGAGGGCGATGGCGTCGGCCGCCACCACTTCGGTGAAGACGCCCTGGCTTGGCTGCCGGGTCACCCACAGGGTGGTGCGGCCGCCGGTCGGGATAGTCTGTGCGATCTGGTGAGAAAGGAAGTCGCGGAGGTTCATGAGTTACTCCTTACTGGAAAACCTCGATCGTGATCTCATGGCGAATGGCCGGGGTGGGTCCCCGACCGTCCTCCGCTTGAATGGCCGCGGCGCTCTGCCAGTCGGCAAACCATCCGCGGTCGTTGCGTTTCGATTGCGTCGGGTCCAACGACTCGACGACGTTCTGCAGCCGGCGCGCCGCACGCCACTGCGAGCGACCGAGCTGGGCTCGAGCGTCCTCGTACGTGTACTGGCGGACCGCCAGGGTGAAGGTCTGCCACCGGTTCGACTCGCCGCCGAGCTCCGCGTTGTCTTCTTCGGGAGCGACCACGCCGATGACCGCGAGCAGGTACTCGTCGCCGGCGGGCGTCGGCAGCTCGGTCGTGTTCGAGCTCGAGGTGGGGTCGCGGTCTTCGGGCACCCACTGGACGACAGCGCCGGGCTCGGCCGCCTGGATCGCGGCGATGAGCTCGTCGATGGCCTCCTCGAGCCGGTCGGGAATGGCTGCCATGTCAGGCGAACCCCCGTGTTACGATCTGCGGATGAGTGAAGCCACATTCGACGTTGCTACTGGGCCGATCCTCGGATCCGGCGGCAAGGAGATCGAGCGCCGCGTCGTCGCCTTGCTCGAGCGCGATGACGTTGACACCAGCGCCGCGACCGCCGCGCAGATCCACGCCGCCTTGACCGAGGCTCACGGTGGTGACGAAGCGGCAGCACTGAGTACTCTCCGCGAGCAGGCCGGCGCCGAGATGCGATCGATCGCTGACCGCGAACTCCGGAGCGAACCGCTGTAACGTCATGCCGCCACCGCGGGCGCGAGCGTGGCGCTCAATTGGATTTCGGTCTCGAGCAGACCGCTGTCGTTGACCACGGGAGCCACCGCAGGCGCGCTGAGCTCCCACAGCAACCACCCGGCCGGGAGCAACGCCGCCAGCGCCGCGTGCGCCGCTGTGAGGCGCGCTAGCACCCGGCTCTGGCAGCCCTCCCACCACTCGGTGTCGCGGCCCTGGACGCGGATTGCCACGTCGACCAGCCGGCGGTGCATCGACGTTCCGCGCCTGAGCGGCGGCCCCACCCGGACGACGCACGCCGGGCCAGCACCGGTGCTGGTCAGGTAGCGCCCCGGGTCGATGCCCTGGCGGGGGATGCTGTAGATCAGCTGCTCATCGCCGGCGGCCGGGCGCACCCACTCGGCGAAGCCGCCGCCCATCGTGTCGCCGGGGCTCGAGGCGCTCCCGGGCGCGATCGATAGCGTTACGTCGTCGCCGGTCACGCCGACCACGCTCGCGACATGGAACGGGTTCCCGCCGACGAGGCCGAGGTTCACGACGTCGCGCCGGCTCCACTTCACGCCCTCACCGGCGCTCAGGGTGACTACCGCGCCGGAGATGGAATCGATCGGGCTTGAGAGCGTGTCCGTCGTCAGTCGGTCAGCGATGGCGATGCGGACCTCGCGGCCCGGGTCCTGCTGGTGGAGTCCGGTCGCACCGGGGCCTGGACCGAGAATGCCGCGTGGCCAGTAAGAGGAGGGATACATCAGGTCACATCGGTGAGGACGGCAACCCGGTTGCCGTCCTCGTCCTTGTCAGAGATGATCCGGTCCTTCGTGTTGTTCAAGTCGCGGATCCTGATCTTTGTTGCTATCGGCTCGGCGCCCGATAGGATGCCGGCTGCTCCTGAGTTCTGTAGGCGCTGGCTCTCCTGCAAGCTGTAGCCGGACTCGATGCCGTCGGGCTTCTCGAGCACGGCCGTCGGGATGTCGCCCGGGTCGTGGACCGTAACGCGCCACTGCAAGTTGACCTGTTTTGCGCCTACGTTCGTCAGTGTCACGGTCAGCATCTCGAGGGTGTCAGTGTGCGCCGCCGTGAGCGGCAGGCTATACCAGCCGTTCTCCAACTCCGTGACGGTCACCGCCATGGCGCCGAACGCCCCGCCCGCCTTCGAGATCCGCTTCGTGAACGACCCATCCGTCAGGCTCGGCACCGCATCGCCGTTGACGTCGTGCACGAAGAACGGCCAAACGATCGCCGTTGACTGCTTCAGGTCGGTCATCAGTTCACCCGGCTACCGACGCGGGAGAAGACACCGCGGTCAAGCGACTTGTACTGAGCGATGAGCGGGACCGAGACCGAAGGGACGGCTGCCACGCGTACTACTTGACGGGCATACAGATCATGGCGCGTTTGCGGAGCCCACAGCTGCCACATCTCGTCCGCGAGAAGCGCTCGCCCGTACACCCTCACCTCTCCGAGTTGCCCACCGAGAGGATCGCGGCCGGAGGTTTGCGGCGACCGGCCTAGCTCCAACGACGCAAAGCGCTGGTTTGAGCCGAATCCCGCTGTCGTCGCTGCGGTGATGGTACTCTCGACGCCATCTACATAGACCTTCAGTAAACCATCGCCAGCGTGGTCGTACACCATTCCCACATGATGCCAACTGCCATCGGTCGGAACTACCAGATCTGTCGCGTTTACATTGGCGTTTGACGCGTCCTGGTTTACGAAGACTTCCAGAAAGTCACCGGCTGGCTCCAGCCGCAGCAACAACTGCGCATCACCTTGAGCCCCACCCCAGTTGCTGATTATTGTATGCTCGTTGGTTCCGGACCCGTCCCATGTCATCCATGCCGTAGCCGTCAAAGCCGTACGGCCCCGCCAGTCGATTGGACTGCAATCGACAAATTCCGTAGTGGTGTTACTGAAGAGGATGCCCCACCCGACTTCCGCTGCCGTGCCCCAATCGATGCCGCCGCTTAGAACACCGTCGTTCCCTCCAGGATCGACGGTGTTCGGGAGGTCAGGACCGAGGCCCGCGTTCCCGAGATAGGGGGTCCAGAGGTTCTCGAGGGCGCGTAGCTGCCAGTGCTGCTCATCCAGGCGGTAGCCGCCAAGCGGTACCCTCGTCACTTACTGGACCTCCGGCGTGTAGAGCGAGTACGTGATGACGTTCCCCGTCGCCGCCAGCGCCTGGCCGGTCTTGAAGATGAAGAGCAGCTTGAACTTGCTCGGCGGGGCCTCGATGATGAGCTCGCTGTTACGCTGAGCCACGGCCGTGGCGTTAAAAGCTACCGTCGCTACAAGATTGTCGGCCGAGGGGTCGAGCGAGTCCGACCCGTAGGCGAAGTTTGTACCGTCGACGGTCGGGAGCAGGTACACGGCGACATGAGCCCCCGCGTCCCGCGCGCCGGCCTGCGTGTCTAGGAAGATGTCGACCGCGACGCGGGTATCCAGGGTGACCGAGTTATCGATCTCGCCGCCGAGCTTATTAGAGCCGTCGCTGAGGGCATTCAACTCCGTCGAAAGATACGCAGCCGCGGTGAGGGCATCGTCCCAGGTGATGCGGTTCGCCATTACAGCGCCCTCGCCTTCTCGATGTCGCCGGCGCGGACGCGCCCCACCCCGAGTTCCGTGCCGCGGCTCTGCTGGTTCTGGAGGAACGCGAGAATCGCCGTCTTGTCGCCGGGGCCAAGAACCTCGCCCTCTCCGGTCGAGAGATCGTCGAGCACAGCGTTGAAGCGGCCGTCGCCGGGAGTGACCGTGAGCAGCGCCACGGGATCGAGATACTCGAGTAGAGTGAGCGCCGAGGCGATGTGCTTCTGCGAGACAACGATCAGAGCGTCGCCCGCTCCAAGGGGAAGCGTGGGAAGAGTCCAGAGCAATTCCGTTCCGTTCCACACAAACGCCGGATGATTACGGGCGAGGATGCCCGTACGCCCAAAGATGGTGCCGGTACGGAACTTCTCCAGTCGGCAGTACTCGGCGATCGCGGTCGGATTCGACGCCGGCCGATACAGCGTGTTCCAGTCGGCGGCGGCTTCCTCTGGCGTCATCTGGTCGTAGCCGCGGCCGAGCGGATCGGTCGTGTCTTCGTCGGCGATGATCTGGATTCGTCCCATCAGACTCCTCCCCTTGCTCGCGTCATCGCTGCGCCGCCTCGAGCCGGCGCTCCGCTTCCGCCTTCACGTCCCTGGGTAGCCTCCGGAGCGACGGCAGGTGATGCGGGTTCCGCGCCTGCACAGCCCGCGAGTACGGGGCGCCATAGAGGATGGCCGCTTCCCACCCGGCCGACGTCTTCTTCGCCTGCCGGAGCTCGATCTCCGAGCGGTAGAGCCCGGTGTCGACCGGCGCCGTCGCCTGGTCGTCGCTCACCTTGCGATCGCCGGCGGTGTTCATCCCGCCGATTACCCCCGCGCTATTGCGGCGCAGGAGGCCGGCGAGCCAGCGCGCGTGCTGGGATGGGGTGGTGATCTTCGCCATGGCTAGCTCGCGGCCGGGTCCAGGGCGGAGCGCAGGAACAGCTCCACGTGGTCATCGGAGACGTTCCACGGGCCGACGCGATCCGCGACCAGGAGGCTTGCGGCAGGCGGTGCCCCGTACACCTCCCCCGTGCTGGGGTCGGTGAAGTCGGCCTGGTCGCCGATGCGCGCACCGGGCTCGCCAGGAAAAGGCCAGTAGAGGATCTGCTCGATGCGGGCGTTGGTGCCGTCCGGCAGCTGGCGGAGCTGGCCGCCGCCGTTCTCGACCCCGGGCGCGCCGGAGCCGATCGTCGTCTGCGTCTCCCTGTCGGCGCCGCCGGCGACAGGCGTTCGCGTCGTGCGGCGGATCGTCACCGTCGCAGGCGGGTGCAGCGGCTTGTAGCTCATGTGCGCCGCCAGATTCCCGCGAACCTCGGGCCGATCTCGCGCTCCTTTGACGCGATGGCGTCCATGACAGCCTGACGCGTCCAGCTCGCGTTGCCTTCCTTGCGGGAGTGGTAGCGGGTCGGGTCGTTTGAGAGCGAGTGCAGTGTCCGCAGCTCTGCCGCATCGAGGTTGTAGAGCGAGAGCTTCTGGGCCGCGTCGAAGCCGAGACAGGGCAGCGCGCTACCCGTCAGGCCGATGTCTCCTGCGAAGTTGGCGCGCGCCAGACGCTGAGCCCAGCTGGACACGTCGCGCCAGTCGCCGCGCTCCCACCAGTTCGCTACCGACCCGACCTCGAGCCCGACCGTCCAGCCCTTATCGAGCGCCTCGATGGCGTCGAAGAGCTCCTCGAGCGTGTCCGTCGCCAGGCCCACCGACAGGTCAAAGGGCCCATCGGTACCGGGCGATGCGCCGCCGGTCCGGACAAGCGTCATCTCGACCGCCGTCGCGCCGATGGCGACCTCGACCGTGGCCGCCGTCTCGCCGTCAGGGCCGAGGCCGGCCCCGTCGACCGGCAGGTAGATCACGATGGCCTCGCGCGCTGCGGTGGCGTCCAAGAAGGCGCGGTATTCCTCGTCCTGGTAGGTCGGATCGTCCACGGTCGGCGGCGCGGTCAGCGCCACGTGATCGAACATGGCGAGGCGTAGGCGCGACACCGCGTCGCGCTTGTCGATCTCGAAGGTCGCCGCCATGGGAATCAGGAAGTCGGTTCCGAGCGTTACCCGGAACCGACGACTTAGGCGACCAGCTGATTGACGCCGGCGTCGACCTGAACGTAGATGCTCGTCGCGGTCATCACCGTGCCGATGAACTCCCTCGCATTCGTGGCGGCGAGTCGCGTCTCGCTTGCTTCGCCAGGGTTCGAGCCCGGATGGATCGCAGCGCCGGTCGTTCCGGCCGTGAGACCGCCGAAGATGTGCGCGGAGGTGCAGACGGAGATCGTGCCACCGATCGCACCGTCTGACATCGCGATGAACTGCGGATGGATCGGGCCAGCGCCAACGTCGCCGTCGGCGAGAACCCAGCCAGAGCTGTAGCCCAGCAGGTCGCCTTCCTTGCAGGCGGCCGCGAGGAGCAGCTTCATCTGCGGGTGGGTCGGGACCGCTGTCTTGACGTGTCGGCCGCCCGAGGCGGCGTAAGTGAGTGCCATGTCGGTATCTCCTTATGCGTCGCCGCTTAGGCGGTGAAGTCGATGTTCTTGATCCGCACGAGAGCGAGCGGGTTCGCCAGCTTCAGGAGCATGACGAACTCCATGTAGAGGGTCTCCTGCGGGGCGCCGGGAACCTGTCCGAGCACCTTGGAGTCGACCACCGCTGCGCCGTCCGGGACGACGCCGCGTAGGCCCATGGGGCCGCCGCCGGCGAGCCACACGTCGCCCGTGTTCGCGCCGTTGCCGCTGAAGTCGTTCACGAAGACCGGCATGCCACGGTAGGTCAGGACCGGGCGCCCGTCGAAGTTCTCGACGATGATCTCGTGGGACCCGACACCGCCCTTACCGCCGAGTACCTCGCGCAGCTCGATGTCGCCGTCCGAGTGCATGACCCAGAACGCGCTGTCACGGCCGACCTTGAGCTTCGCGAACGCCTGGTTCATCAGGCGGGTCGTGATGTTGAAAGTCGCTCCGCCGGCGTCGATCTCCTGTGCGGAGTCGATGAGCGCCTCGAAGCCGTCGAAGGCCAGCGAGTTGCTGGTCGTGTCGCCGGTGATGAGGTCCTCGTCCACCAGGTTGCGGATCGCCTCGCCGCCGGCGAGGTTCGCCACCGCGCGCGGGTCGATGCCCTGGCCGCGATGGATGCGCCGGGTGAAGGTGTCGATCGGGATCTCGGTGGCGTACCGCTTGAAATCCTTCGTGACCTTCGTGATCCCGTATTCGCCCTGACTGGTGGTGGCGTTGTGCCCCACCCGCTTGGCCACCGGGAGCGTGGTCAGCTGGTCATAGCTGTGCGCCGACCCGCTTTCGGTCTCGAACAACAGGCGATTGAAGACACCGAACTCTGTCGTCTCGATGACGGCGAGAGCGACGAGCTGCGACAAGCCCTCAAGCGAGAGCTTGGCAATCTCTACCAACGGAACGGCCATGGTTTACCTCATTCGATCGGTTGCGCGCACAGCGCTACCCCTGCTCTTTCCAGGCTTGGCTGAGCCTCTCCTCGAGGCTCCCGCCGTGACGCGCCGGCTGGCCGCTCGGGCCCCGGGCTCCCGGGCCGCCACCGCCGCCGGTCATCGCCGGCGCCGGCCCGACGATCCACGGGCGCTGCTCGCGCAGCTTCGTGAAGTAGGCCGCCGGTGTGATGCGAACGCCCTTGCTCTCGTCGTAGACAGGCTCGCCGTCGGTGCCGACCACCTCGAGCGCGTCCTCCGCTGCCGGATTCTGCGCGTCCGCCTTGCATCGGAGGCGCCACGGTCCCTCGTCCGCTCCGTGAGCGAGGATCACCGCATCCGAGCGGAGCCCTCCTATGCGGTCGCAAGCGGCTCGAAGAGCGAGATCGTCCCGCGACTTGGCGTGCGTAGCCTGGGCCTCGGTGGCCAAGGCCGTCTGCTCGCGCAGAGCTGCCGCGTGCGCCTTGTCCTGGTCGGCTCTGCCCTTTCGGACGGCCTCGGCGATCCGCGCCTCGACGTCTGCTTCGGTGGGCTTGGCCGTCGCCTGGTCAGGCTTCGGCGCGCCGTTCCCGTTGCCGGGCTGCTGGGTTGCGGTAAGGCCCTGAGTTACGAGGGTGACGATCTCCTGGTCGGTGAGCTTGTCCTTGTCGACTCCATCGATCGCCGACAGGCGACCGAGAAGGGAGCTGTAGCGTTGGGTCTCTGCCGCGAGCGCCTGATTTGACTTCAGGAGCTCCTGGAATGCAGCTGTCTGTGCGCTATCGAGCCCGCCAGCATCGGGAGCCGGCGCGCCATTACCAGGGGCCGGCGCAGGTGCGATCGGCTCTGGCGGTGGGGCGGCGGCCGCAGGTGCGGCTGGGGCTGGGATGATGTCCGGCAATGCAGGCCTCCTATGGCGTACCGTTTCGGACGGGTTACGCCGATAGGATGATTCCTGCTTACGGAATAAGGATAGAATCCTCTTTGCTTATTGCGGGGCCGCACTTGACGGGCTATGCTTGGGCTGCCGTGATTGACCCTGCGAACCTTCGAGCCGCTCGCCTTTGCGCGCCGCTCACAGCGGGGGAGTCCGCGATCCGGGGCCGGAGGTCTCGACACCTCACGTTTGCCGATCTCGTGGTCAGGATGCGTGACCGTGGCGTGTTCTGCGCGGAAGGCTATCTGAAGCGGCTCGAGCGTGACCCCCTGGTCGTCGGGTCGGACAAGCTGCTGGCGCTGGCGGATGCGCTGGGGGTCAAGGTCGAAGACATCGCCGGGCTTCCGGCGCAGGAGGACTAGAATGAAAATGACGGTGGCTGCCAGCGCGACAACGGAGGGCGTCGACGGATCCGCCCTCAGCGCACAGCAACGCAACGACCCCGGCCTCACCGGTAGCAGCGGGTGGGCACTCGTTTTCCGCGTGCCTCTTCTTCGGATCTACGCGCCTGGCGAATGGGTCGGGGCGAGTAGCAACCGCCGACTCTTCGGCTACTCGCTTGGCAATCATCGCGATCGCAAGCCCTGGCGCCGGCTCACGATCCGAGTTTGGGCATACCGCGATAACCATCCACTCTGGGGGTTGGATCCGTTGGCGCTGCTGCAAGAGGCTGAATAGTGGCGCGGCCGAAAGTGCACCATGAGGACATGACCTCGGTCACGGTGCGGATCCCTACCAGGTTCGCAACCGCTATCGAGGAGCTCGCGGCTGAGCGCGGGGTGCCGAAGTCCGAGCTCTACCGGGAGGCCGTGCGCGCCTTCCTGTTTCCCGAAGCGAGGCCGGCGGGAGGGCAGGCCAGGGCGCGGCGCGTCGACCGCACGCCGAAGAGGACTCGTGGCGTGACGCTGGTGCAGCTGTGAGCGACGACAAGGGATACAAAGAACTTACCGGCTACACCGCGCCGGCCGGCGCGAAGAACGGCGACCTCAAAGAGCTCACCGGCTACACCGCGCCCCGCAACGCGCAGAACGGTGACCTTCTCTACCGAGAGCCCGGGTCGACCCAACTTCGGCGTACGCCTTCGACCGCATCGGGCGCAAGGCTCGATCCCGTCGCTGTCTGCTGGAACGGTAAGCCGGTTACCGGAGCGAAAGCGGGGCAGCTGTGAACGGGATTGTCGCGGATCTCGCCTGTCTCGCACCGCCTATCGGCGAGGACGGGATGTGCCTGCTCTGTCGGTATCGCCTCCCGCGGATCGACAATATGCCCGCGATCCTACAGGACTCCGGCGAGAAGTACCTTACTCGGCGCACCTGGAGCGCCGAGCCGACGGACCACGGATCGTCGTGCGTCTGGCGTCGCGCCGTCGAAGCGCTGGGAGACGCGTGCGAAGCGCAACCGCCGAGCGAATCCGGCCGAGTGATTCTCAAGCGCCGCGATGACGCATCCGAAGCAACGAAGCTGGCGCAGGAACTGGTGCCATGAGCGAAGCTCCTCAGGATGTTCTTCTGCCGGACGTCAAGCTACGGGCTGTTCAGACGGCCACGATCCTGATCGAACGGCAGAAGATGATGCGCCCCATTCTTGCGCTTCTTGCGCAAGAGCATGAGTCGGTTGACAGATTCGCGGATTTCGAACTGGTAACCGTAACTCATAATCTCGCCGTAGACAGCTTTGAAGTCCTACTCCAGAAGCGCCTTACGCCCTGGCCAGCGCCCGGACAGAAGCAGCCAAGCTGAGCTCGCCGGCGCGGCCGTCGTCCGCCTCCAGGAACGCCACGCGTTGAGCCGCAGTCAACCGGGCTGCGGCCGCGCGGTCACGTCGGGCCACGGCTACGATCGCAACTGCCGCAGCCCGCTGTAGGCCATCTCGGCCCTTGGCGCGCCGGTAGAGGTCGAGTATCACGGCGCGGTCGCCGGTCGCTCCCTGACCATCCTGCGGCGCGGGCGGGGCATCATGGCCGGCAGCGACGGATAGCGCGTCGAGCTCCCCGTCCGCCAGCCAGTCCTCGAGCGTCCCCTCGAACACGGCGGCCTGCGCGCCGGCTTCGCGCAGCTGCAGGTAGTTGTCCCAGATCGTAGCGTGGCCCTTCGCCCGCCCGATCGCGCGCTTGGCCCGGGACGATATGTCGCCCCCTCGCTCGACGTCGACCGCCGGCAGGTCTTCGGCCGCATGCGACCCGACTACGTGCACAACGGCGTCAGGTTCGCCGGAGAGGTCTCGCAGCCAAGCCCTGACTACGCGGCCGCCCTCGGTCCCCTCGAGCAGCCAGGGGGCCGGCTCCGTGGCCAGACGCCCGATCCAGTGGTAGGGGCGCTCCTTCCATTGCTCGGCCGGCGCAGCGATGTCGCGCGGCGTGTCGCCGTCCTCGTCCTGCCATCCTGTGTTGAGGACGGTGCGGCCCGGACGGGCGATGTCGGCCAGCGTGGTCTTACCGACGGCGGAGCGGCCGACCAGGACGATGCGCGGGAAGGTCGCGAGGAGGTGCTCGAAGCGGGTCACGGCGTGGTCACGGCGTGGTCACGGCGTGGTCACAGCGTGGTCACAGCGTGGTCACAGCTCGCGACCCGAAGTCGATGCCCAAGCCGTGAAAATCGCCGCTCGCGACGTCATACGACAGGTCGACGTGCCACATTCGGTTGCCGCGATGGTGCTCTAGGGTGTCGAACTTGCTTACGAAATCAGCGAGGAACTCCGCTGAGACCGCCGGGGCTGCAATGCGACCCAGGATTGACGGCGACGCGTAGAGCTTGCGCGAATTCGCCCGTTCATGCTCGGCCCTCTCGAGGTCGGCGTCTATCACTCGCCTCACGAAGTCCATCACTGCGGCTCACCGGAGAGGTCGACCGCAGGGCCTCGCAGCCCAGCGGCTTGCCGCACAACTGATGCGGCGTCCGGCCTCTCGAGATCCCCCTCGCGCCGCCAGCCACACCCGGCAATGCAGCAGCCGATGGCGCCTTCGACCAAGATAGAGCCCTCGCAGGCAGGGCAGCACGAGAGCGCTGCTAGCTCCGCCGCCGCCTCGCTCACGGTGTCCCCAGCGGTGGCGTTGCGTCACTCTCAGGAGCCGCCGGAGTCACCGCAGGCCCGAGCAACCGGGCGATAGCATCGATCCCGCCCGTGTCGCCCCCCTTGATCCACGTCTTCAGTACGACATCGAGCTCGTCCCAGAACGCCTGGTCCTCATTGAGCATGGTCCGCTCAGCGTAGTCGCGCAGCAGCTTCGCCAACAGGAAGCGGGGCGCGCCGGCGTCCGTCAGCGTCTTGATCTGAGTCGTGATGTCCGCCGGACTACGCACGTCGAACCGCGTGGGGTACGCCCGCGCGGAAGTGGGAACAGCCACCTCCGGGTCGAGCCCGAGGAACTGCGCCATCGCGCCGAGGATCTCGCGCTCCCACCTGCCGAGCTGGCCGGTCAGCCGGCTCAACGTGGCGTTCAGGAAGGCGAAGCGCTGCATCTTGGCGGCGGCGGCCTCCGCGCCGCTCGGCTCGCCGAGCTTGTTGCCGAGTCCGACCAGCTGCAGGACCCGCTCGTAGGTCTGCCAGAACGTCTCCAGCAGCAGCGAAGCCTGCTCGAAGCCCTTCTTGACCGGCTCCACGCGGGCCTCGGGATCGTAGATGCCGACCGGTGAGGTGGCCGCGTCATGGACGCCCTCTTCCTGGTTGAGGGCTACCTTGTCGTCCGGCGACAGCTTCGTGAAGATGCTCGTCTGGGGGTCGCTCGCGTTCGTCTGCGACCAGCCGAGGCTACTGAGCTGGTCGGCGAGCCATCGGTCGACCAGCGCCCAGTCCTCCACCCATGAGAGGCGGCGCAGCCGCGACAACCCATCCCAGAACCAGAGGTCGAAGACCGTCACGCGCCCGGCCACGTTGGGCCGAGGGTAGCCCTCTACCATCTCGGCCTGCTTCGGGTCGCCGTCCACCCAGCGCCACAATTCTATACGGTCCCTGGTCCAGAACCGACGCCGGATCTCGAAGCCGGACTTGCCGCTGTCCAGGCTCTCGCCGTTGTCGACCCTCTCGGCGATGAGGATCTCCAGCAGCTCGCCGGTGCGCTCATCGAAGCGGGCGGCGCGCACGTCCGACGGGTGGATGTCCCAGGTGATCGGGAGCGCGAGATCGCCCATCCGCTCCCTGACCTCCTCCGACGTGGCGTTCGCGACCACGATCCGGCCGTCCGCGTCGGTGGCGAGCTCGAAGCCTGCACGGACGAGATCCTCGGAGGTGAACCCGGAGTCTACGGCGCGCCAGGCGATGCCCCGCAGCATGGCGTCAGCGAGGGCCATGAGACTGGCTTCGTCCATCCTCTCGCCGGCCAGCTTCAGAAGAACGGGGTCCTCTACCCCGGCCTGCGGCAGGCTCTGTGCAACGAAGTCAACGAAGGGCTGTATGACATCGGCGACAAGGTTGATCCTGGCGCTGGCGGCCTTGCGCAGCTCGAACTCGTCGCGTGTGTCCACGGCCGTGCCCGTCGGCGCCGGGGTTCCTTCGAACTGGCCCGAAGCCTGGCGGGCGATGCCGCGAGTCTCGATGAGGTGCGGCGACAGGTTCCTGAGCCACCGCGGGCCGCCCTGCATAGCCTCGTCGAGGAACTGCCACCAGCGGGCGTTGGCCTGCCAGCCCGGGTAGGTCTGCGCCGTGAAGTGGTCCACCTCTCGGCGCGACTCGCCGGAGACCTTGAACTCGGCGAGGATCGGGTGATGGTCTCGACTAGCCGCCGGCTCGAAGGTCGAATCCGACCCTATACCGTGATCGCTCATGGTGTCATTCTACCCGAATCGGGCGGGGCAATTTGCCATCTGCGCCCGTCCTTTGTTCGCTCGATCTGCCGCCCGCCCCGCACTTCCGCCACGAGCCCTGGTGCTCCACGCTCGCTACCGATTGCGATATCGATTCCGAAGAGCTGCATACGCGGCGGAGGGAAAGGCAGCGCGCGTACATCCGGCCAGAGCGTGTCCTCCAGTTTCTGATACGTCATCGAGTCAACGACAAAGACCTGCTCGCCGATTGGCAGCCTAAGTCGCGTGCGTCCAGCGGCTGATAATTCATGCTGGTTTACCATGGTGTCATTCTACCCGAAGCGTCGTCGCCGTCCGCTGAAGCCGCCCCTGCCTGACGCGTGCCCCGCAGACCCCTGACCGAGCGCGATCCACCACACAGCCTTGCTCACCGCATCGAGCTGGTCATCGTGCACGCCAGGGAGTCCGGCGCCCTCGGCCTCGTCGAGGAAATCCTTCACCCACGGCCCCTTGATCAGGTAGACGTTACCGGCCTCGGCCGCGCTGGCGACAGGTTGCCAGTAGGTCTCTTTTGCGCCCGTGGAGTGCTTGGCGTGCACCGTGAACCCCGACAGGATGTTGCGCCGGTAGTGGCTTACCAGGGCTTCCCCGGAGCTACCGGGCTCGATCTCGATGAAGATCTCGACGCCGTGGCCGTAGGTGGCGCGGTCCTCGAACGCCGTCGCCCGCACGAAGTCCTCGATCTGCTTCGGCGTGTCGCGGCGCCTGCGGATGTCGCCAATCACCCACGCCCCCGCCATGTCACCGACGAGACCGCCCGCAGTCCAGTCCGGGTCAGGGTTCTTCGGGTTCGGCTTCGTCGCCGCGAAGTCCCAGGAGCGGATCGGGACCGACACCTCACCCGGCCATTCATCGAGGTACTGGAACCACTCCCGCCGGAACCTGCCGCCGAGGTCGGTTGCCTCCCAATCGCCGAGCTCGATCTGGGCCCTGGTCGTCGGGTCGACGTGCGACAGGCTCTCGATGTAGTCGGCGCGGTCGAGCGACGGGTTGTCAGCGATGCGCGCCGGCAGGAACGGAGCCCTAGCTGTGTCGGGGTCGACGAAGCGCTCCTTGACCCATTCGTGGCCGAGCCCGCCGGGGTTGCTGGCGGACCGCATGCGGATCGGTACCGTGGATCCTTCGAGCCGTCGCAGCCTCGTAAAGAGGTAGAGATACTGCGTGCTCGTGAAGGCGGTCAACTCGTCGAAGGCGACGCTTTGAAACTCCGCCGACTGATAACGGTACTTGTCTTTCTCGGTCTCGAGGTAGCCGAACGTGAGCGAGCCGCCGGCCGGAAAGTGCCACGTCTTGTCCTTGTCGCTCCACCTCGCGTCCGTCGGGGTGAGCCACTCCCGAGCCCGGTCCATGAGGGCTCCAGGTAGCGCAAGGTCGGCGTAGGTGCGGCGCAGGATGAGCGCCGCGTAGCCCGGGACGTCGACGTATTGCAGCGCCGCCATGAGCAACGCTTCCGACTTGCCCGGGCCGCCGGCGCCGCCGAAGAACATCTCGCGGACGTTACAGGCGAGGAACGCCTCTTGCTTCGGGTGGGGGTAGTGGAGCCAGTACTTCGACCGCTTCGGCTCCACGAAGCCAGCGAACTCTGGGTGAGCGACGAGGAGCGATCGCGCCTCGTCAGGCTCAATCTGGAAGCTCATCGTCCTCGGCTGGCTTCAGGAACTGATCTAGTAGCCCCGCCTTGGCTGCGGCCGAGAACGCCTCGGCGGCGCGGTCGATGCGCTCACTGGCGGTCAGCTCGACCTTGACCTCGGTGCGGATTGGGCCACCACCGCTCCCGGTGTGCTCGAGCGCTACGCGGTCTTTGTACTCTGGCCGACGCGCTTTCACCAGGAACATCAGGAGCGAGTCGCTGTAGCGCTGGACAATCGCGCCCGGCTCCCCCTGGTAGAACCCGACAGGCTCCGGGACGCCTTTGTATGCGCGCCGCTTGGCTTCGTCGATGAGCCCCTCGACGCCCTTGTCGACGGCTTCTTCCCAGGCCGCTGCGAATGCCTCGTTTGCTTCCTGGCGTCTATACGCGGTCACGCGATTGACCCCGACGGCTTCACACGATGCTGTCACGTTGCCGCACTTCGACAGCTCTTCCAGGAACCTGCCAGGCCAGTCCGGCCGAGCGTGCGCCCCTCTCTTTTTTGCCGTTGCTTTCGTTGCTTTCGTCGAGCGCTTCGCCAATCTCTACCTCTCAAGCGCGAGCTCTGCGGTGATCGACGATATCCCGCCGGCTTTATTCGCGAACCTCGGATGCATCGTCTCGACCGCCAGCCGGCAATGATTCTTGAACGCCACCCTCTGCCGTGTTGTCATGCTACCTCCGCAGCGATGTACAAGCCATCGCCCTTGACTCCGGCGCTGACCTTCTCTTCGTCCGTGGCGATGCGCATTGCGGTGATGATCATCACCCCGTTCCCGTCGCAACCATCCTCTAAACATGGACGAGCGCACCTATTGCGCACCGTGTCCTTTTGAGTCCAGTCCGGGTTAGTGCACACCGGGAACGCCACCCTGGCGATGCGGCCATTCTTACAGCTCACGCACGGGACAAAACACTCTCCGTCACCGTTCATGTCCCCGGCGCTGCGACGTGCCGTTCCGTGGCATCGCTCGCACGCGGTCGAGTCTCGCTCCCATAGCCATGCGATCCCCTCCGCATCGTCGCGCGCTCCGCCAACCCACCAATCATCCCGCTCTCCTTGCGTCACCGCCCGCACCAGCACCGCGGGCGCGACCTTGGTCCAGTTGACTTGCTTCACTCCAGGTTCACCAAGTAGTCGAGCCTTCAGGTCGGCCATCACATCGGATGCTTGTGCCTCGACATGAGGTACTTCCCGGGCGCCAACGTGAACCCATACCGCCTCAGTCATCGGCTTTCTCCAGGCGTTCAGCGGTAGCCTCCAACGCGTGGATCGTCGCTTCCACACCAGCCTTCCATGCTTCGATCGCTTCCGCCTCTTTCACAGCCCTCCACGCTTCCATGATGACAGCCCGTAACTCCACCACCTCAGCCAGGGCGAGGTCGAGTCTCGTCGTCACCTCATACACGTCCGCGATAGCAGCGTCTCGTTCCGCCTCCGCTCTCTGCTGTTCAGTCATCAGCTGGACACCTCCTCGATAGCCACGCCGTAAGACTGCCGGAACGCCTTCGCCCGCGCCGGCCAGTCGCGGTGTACTCGGCCTTTCTGCTTCGCATCGATCACCCGGACCGCGATAGTCCCGATCCGGCTCGCATCCCACGCCTGCCACCCGGTATTGCGCATCTCCTTACTGAGCAACCCGCCCCACTTGCGCGACTGGAAGAAGTCGACCTCGATCGTCGTCAGCCGCCCCCGCTCGTCCGGGCCGAGAATCGGCAACGGCCATATGGTGTCGAGGGCCAGCTGGTCGCCCGGCTTCATCTCGGTGAGGATGCGCGACCACACCCGGCCCTGAAGCTGGCTCGGAAACCGCTTGAAGCATCCGATCGGCAGCGGGCGGCCGCGACCGTCGTAGCCGTCCGTGACGTGCTGGCACCGCGCTCCGGTCGGGCCGGTCACGAGCTGGCCGCAGGGGATGCACACCCAGACCGCTCGAGCGCTCGACCACTGTCGGCGGGGCGGGGCGGTGGTCGCCTGCTCGTGCACCTGGGCTTGCGCAGCAGCACCGAGGCGGGCGACGTCGATGCTCATCGTCGATTCCCCGGGCGGTCTTCGTCCGCTCGCGGCCGCGGCACTCGAAAGCCCCGCTTGCGATCGTCCCATCGCTTCCATGAGGTGCCGGTGAACTTCCACGGCCATCCGTTCGTCCAGTGCGCCGAGCAGCACTCACAGAAGGCGCGCCCGGGTTGCGGACCGGCTAGGAAGTCGGTTCGTGGGATCGTCTGGCATTCCGGGCACTCCGGGGGGTCCGGGTACTCCTGCGGTATCGGCAACTCGATTACCATTGCTCCGCTCACGGGCCTGTCCTTGCGCTGTTCTCGCGGGCGACCTGCTCCCCGATGGCGGTCGCTTTCGCCGTACCGTCCGCGCGGACCGTGACCAGGGCCTCGAGCTCCAGCTCCGCCACCCTCGCTCGGTTCGTATCCGTGACCATCACCGGGCGGTCGACGGCTCGCCGAAGCCACATCATCCGCAGCGCTTTCCTGCGGTGGTCTTGTGACTTCCTCTGGTTCACGGATCGGCCCTCTTTCTCCGTCGCTTGATTCCCCTGGCGTCGATGGGTTCGCCCCGCGTCGCGAAGATGGGTCCCTCGAAGTCGAGCCGCGGCGGTCCTGACGCCCGCCGGACGGCCCTCTTCCGGAGCGCCTCGAGGCGGAGTTCCACGCCTGAATCGGCCGGCGCCCTCACCGCGACGCTCCGGGTCTCGCCCGCGCACCACCCGCGAGCCGTCCAGACCCAGGCGCGGCAGTCGCAGATGGCGGCCTTGCGCGTCGGTGGCACGCCGCGGAGTTCGGTCCTGCAGCCGAGGCAGCAGGCGTGGCCGAGGCCGATGCTCGTCACGGGTCAACCTCGATCTCGACTCGCGCCACGACGCGGAATATAGCCGGTTCGTCTTCGTCGCCTGCTTTGGCGTCCCACACCTCGACCTCCGCCGGTATCGGATCATCCGGCGTCGGTGTTGGTCCGGTGCGATTGATCGCCTCGGCCGTCGCGAATAACGCGGCGCCTTCCGCCGTTTCCGCTTCGATGTCTTCGAATGTCTCGATGCTCCCGCCGTCAAGTGAGACCTCGACTTCCCATCGCTTCATCACGTCACCGCCTCGGACCGGACCCGATAGGCCGCACAGTAGGTCGCCGAGCAAGCATCGATCGGTCCCTGGTGCCCCTCGTCGGCGTGGTGCTGCTCGGTCCACTCGTCGACGTCAACCGCGCCGGCCGCCGCGGGGTCCAGCGCTTCGACTTCGGGCTCGTCGTCGAACCGTCGGCCGCTGAGCCACTTTTCGGGGTGCGGAACTGTCGACCTCCCGTCCGGCGCACGGCAGCTCGCCGCGTCGAGCTGTGCACCCGCCACCGACTGCTCAAGGACGGCCGCGGTTGCTCGCTTACGGTCCGCGGGGCTGAGCCGGGCGAACGACTTCGCCGCGGCGCCCTTGCCGACCCGTCGCGGGTAGGCTTCCCAGAACGCCGCGAAGTCAGCCGGGTACGGCTCGGGCTCGGGCTCGGAGCTCGGTCCGTTTGAGTCATCAGCCACAAGCTCGCCGGCCGCCGGTGAGCCAGTGAGGTTTTCATCCTGCTCCTGCTCCTGCTCCTGCTCCTGCTCCTGCTCCTGGTTCCCGAAAGGGTGGGGGCAAACCTCTCCGAATGCTTCTTCGAACTTTTTACCCCACCCTTTCGCAAAGCCTCCAAGTTGCCGCCATGCCTCAGTTTTTAGCTCGCACTCCGGAAGCTCCGACCAGGGCGTCCGCCACCCGATTATGACGTTCGGGCTCTCGGGGACATTGAAGCGCGGAGCGTTCGGGAGCCACACTAAATGGGCCTCCCAGTCCGCTATCGCCAGACCCTTTCGGGAAACCTCACGCCAGGCTTTCCGAAAGGGTGCCGGGTCCCAGCGGAGCGCCTCAGCGGCGGCCGCCTCCCCTACCGGAATGAGGCCCGGGATGGCCACCGAGAACGGGCACGTCAGGAGCCAGTGGAACAGCGTCTGGCCGTTCGGCTGCGGCGCTGAGAGCGAGCGCACGCGCTGGTCGGCGTGGATGCGCACGTAGACCTTGCGGTACCGCCCGGCTTCGCCTCGGCGCCTCACGCGTCGGGTCCCTCCGGCCACGGTAGGTCGAAGATAACCGCCGCCAACTGCGCCCGCCACTCGTCGGTCTGGTCGCCGGCGACTTCCCGGGCGTAGATGAATCTGTCCAGGTTCGACGCGCTACCGCCCCGGACCCGCTCTCCGGCCTCGTCGAACGTGGGGAGCGTGCGTTCCTCGGTCGTCTCCCGGACGGCGCACAAGATGGCGTCGATGACGTCCACCGGCTCGACGGCGGCCGGACCACGGAAGCCGAGGTCGGCGAGCTTCTCGGCGGCTCGAAGGCGTGCGCTCATGCCGTTCTCCTCGCGGCTGCTGCGTCGATCCGCTTGAACGTCAGCACCCACACCCACGGGTTGGACGCCCACGGCGCGCGCTTGCCGTTGATCGTGTCCCAGAGCTGCGCGAAGTTCTCGGGCGTCGTCCGGTTGTCCCATTCGTGGCCGGGCTGCTTGCTCGTGTCGTAGAGCCCCTGAAGCGTCGCCTCGCCGGCCGTTTGCGGGATTCCCTCGTCCTGCGCGTCGTCGCGGGAGATGTCCTGCAGCCGCTCGACTCGCACGTCCAGGATCTCGAGGTCGATGCGGGAAGCCCAGCGCGGCATGTGGATCGACGGCCGCCAGCGATCCGGTTTCCACGCGTGGCCGTCGTCAGCCAGACTGCCCCGCTCGATCGGGTCGCGGCACCACCAGTTCGAACCGTCGGCGCGCATCATGATCCGCTCGGGCGGGTCGCTCTCGTCGAGCGGATGCGCCGCCCACCCCTCTCGAACCCATAGTCGGCCGCCTCGCTCGCCATAAGGACAGTGATGGGCGATCTTGCCGGCTACTGTCTTCACGACGAGATCGCCAGCTGCCTTTGGATCTGGCGCGTGTTGCCACTCGGAAGGGTCTCCGAGCGCGGCCGTGTACTTCACGATCCGCCTGGTCTGTGTCTTCGTCCCGGAGAGGATGGCGCGGACCATCGGCGCAGAGAAGAGGATCGGCCGTTCGCGCTTCACGACGCCCCTCCGATCTCCAGGAGCGCCGGTTGCGCCGGTTGCACACCGTCATCCGGCGCCGCGGGCTGCTCCTCGCACAGCCGCCAGCCGCCCACATACTCGATGGCCTCGAGCTCGCACAGCTCTGTCAGCGCCATGTGCAGTCGGCCCTCGGCCAGGCCTGCCGCAGCCGGAACGCCAGCGCGGACCTCGGTATCGGTCGCCGCGATGACGGCGAGCACATGGGTTGCGTCAGACGTCACGACAGACCTCCGGACATCGGCTGGCCGGGCATCTGTCGCACCCGCAGATCGGCGAGCGGGCCCGTCCACTCGTCCCAGTCACCGCCCTTGCGATCGCGCAACCTGAGCCGGTGATTCGGGTCTGTCAGTAGCGCCGCACTAAGCGCTGTCGATGGCCACGAGCCGAGCTGCTTCACGAAACACGCGACCCCGGCCGCCGCGCACTCACCGATGATGTCGCGCGCCCACTGCACCTGGAACGGACGAGACGAGCCGCCGGACTCGCCACCAACGATCACAAGGTCGAAGAAGGAGAGCCACGACGACATCGCATCGCCGAACTGCAGCGGACCGAGGAGCGGCTCCGCTGAGATGAAGCGCCGAAACACGTTCACCTTGACCGCGTGTGTCGCTCGCTCGTCCAGCCGGGCTTGGTCCTCGGCCGAGATACCGAGCCACGCGTTGACCGGCCAGGCGTCTCCCCACCCGTGCATCAGACGGTTCTCCGGGCGCTTCGTCAGGAAGAGGAAGTCGAGCGCCGGGCACTCCGGCACCATCGACATGAGCCGCGATCGCGGTGCGTGAAGCTCCGGCCGGTCCTCGAGCACGTCGCCGAGCGACATGCAGAAGACGCGATGCCGCTCGCCGGCCTTCTCTGCCGCCGCGTTCCACCTCGGCAGCTGCCGCCAGTACGACTCCGCGGCCATGGCGCGGGCGCCGTCGTCACCCCACACGCCGAGCGTCGCGGGGTTGCGGTGGCTCAGCTTTTCGGCGTAGCAGTTCGTGCACCCGGGACTCACCTTCGTGCACCCGCGCCACGCGTTGAACGTGTGGTGGCACCAGGCGATATCCGTGTTCTTACCCATGCGCCGCCCTCTGATATCCGCCGAACGCGCCGCGGGCTATCTCGCGCTTGACGTGGCAAGTCGTGCAAACAGCCTGTACGTCATCATGGTGCGCAGCACCATAGCCGAGGTGGTGGTCGTATTCATGTCGGCGACCGCCAGGGCCGGCCTCGTGACCGCAGTCCGTGCACGGGATGTCATCCGGGGCTGGCAGAGTCCCAGAGGTTACGAGGCCGTTGACTCGTCCGCGCGCTTGGAACTTATCGCCGTCGCGCGCAGGGACGAACCGCGCCCCACGCTTACTAACCCGTGAGCGGCGGACGTACGTCGCGGTGTAGATAGCACGGCGGCACTTACCACAGCTCGCCGCCAGGCCGTCCCAGCGCGAGAGATCGGACTTGAATGCGCAGCGGGGCAGCCAGCCCCGACACCGCGTGCACCACTTCTGCCCGTTGGCCATCCTCGCACCGTACTCGGCGAGTGATAAGCCTACTTTCTTGGCGGCGCTCTTGAAGGCACCGAGCTGACGCCCTGAAAGAGTGGTAAGATCCGGGACAGCCATGGCGCGCACCTCCTCATAGGTAGCGGTTGTGGTTAGAGTCGGCAGGGCGTTTGTGCGCTCTGCTGACTTGTCTATTATACCACACATCGCCACTCCCGCCACGCCGCCATCAGGCGGTCGCGTACCTCGCGCGTCTCTACCTTTCCGAGGCAGTCGAACGGCCCGCTCTCATTCCACAGCGGGAACACCTCCTCGCGAATCGACTCCCACAGGTCGCCAAAGCGATGATCGCCGCAGACGAACGCCTCGCGGATCTCCAGGCACGACGCGCATGTACGATACGTCCACACGTCGCCATCTGACTTCCCGGAGGCGCTCTCGCACTGGTCGCCGGGCTCGATGTTCCCGCTGCACTCGACACAGCTGTGCGCCTTCCGCGCCCGTACGATCGCCTCCGAATAGAACTCGTTCGTCTCGTAGTAGCCGTGGTCGATGCAGACTTCAGCGCAGCTCACGTCGGCCCCTCTTCCCATTCAAAGGCGCTCATGCTGTCGCCGTCGCTTCACCGGCTTCGCTCGCCGCCGTCGGCGCGATTCGCGTAACTATCTGCGCCAGCCGACTATCGAATGTCGAGCCCGCCTCCTCCATCGGCAGCACCAGTTGCGTGCCATCCGACGTCGCCGCCTTATCCGCCGCGTATGCGATGAGCGCTATCGCCTTTAGAGCCTCCTCTGCTTGCAGCCTAACAAGACGATCAACCCAGGAAATGGCACGGTTCAGATAGACCCGCCCATCGGTAACCGACCACACTGGTGCCCCTGGATCGTTACAGAAGTCGAGCCGGAACACCCCGGCGCCCTTCTTGCGCATCGATTTATCCCCGGGTTGTAACTCGACAGCCTGGCCATGTTTTCGACCGGTACCTCGCGGCTTGACGGTCCCGGACTTGTCGCCCTTCCCTCGCCGCCGCGCCTTTGTGGCTGGCCACTCCGCTTGCAACGAGTCGTTGATCTTTCCTGTGAGCTCGCTCAGCTGTATGCTCCGGGTCTGACTCTCGGCCCGCATCAGTAGCGGGCCCAGCTTTGCGCGCAGCGCCGCGTCAAGGGCTTCCAGCTTCGAGGCTTCGTTGAGTCGCGTTTTATTCTTGTCGAGGGTCCAGGCCCTGCCAATGTGCAGCTCACCAGCGATGCGGGCCGTGCTGTATCCTCCGCATCCGATCGCGCTCCGTCGCTCGATCACCCGGTTGCCATAGTGGATAGCCAGGCCCTGGGCGTGGTTGTGTTCCGTTTCCGCACGCACGACGCCGCAGATGAGGCGCACTGAACGTCCTGCGACTTCGACCTCCTCGTCGATCGACATCTCGAACGCCGGCAGCTCCGCACCAGTCGCCGTCAGCCGCTTTCGACCTTGACGGAACACGATCTGCTTTCCATCGCGCAGCGCGGGCGTGTAAGTAGCCCCGATGTCACGCACGCGATCCGCAAGCATGCGGCCAGTAGGGATCCGCCGGTGACGGTCTATGCCGACAAGCCGCACGGACATGCCTCCCTCGGCCCGTAGCCCGTACCGTCGGCATGTCGCCTCCTGCGCTGGCGCGCTGCGCACTTTCGGTACTCGCCAGGTATCGATCGTTGGCCAGTCGATCTCAGCGCTCCATACCAAGCCTTTACAAATCGACGTATACTCGGCCCGTGCGTTGAGCCAGATTGCGGCCTCTTTTCCGCCTATTCCGTAGGTTCCGATCGTCGTCGTGTCGTGCTCATGGTGCCCGCCGAGATTGATGAGTGCGAGCATCCCCTCGCGTCCACACCCCGCCCCGTCATCCACCACGATCAAGTCGCGCCCACGCAGCTCCAGGTCGACGCGCGACGCGCCAGCGTCGAAGGCGTTGTCTATCAGCTCGCACAGTATGAGCGACCAGTTAAGCGAAGCCTGGTTCTGGAATATTCGAATCAGCTTACGGGGGCCAGGAGTAACGTCCTCGAATTGCTCGTCCTGCTCTTCCGGTCTAGACATCCTCGCCCTCCGGTTCGAATTGATCCGCCAGCGTCTTCAACTTGATAGCCAGTAGCGGCAAGCTGTCGGCTGGCCAGCGTTGCGCTTCCTTGAGAACGATCGCGCGCAGCCGGTCGGACGCCTTATGGATGTCGAAGCTGTCACCTCCTCGCGACCCAGCGCCCGGCTCTACGTGGCGGGCGACCACTTCGGCTACGTGCTTCGCCGTGACGGTTCCGTCCGGCGCGGTCTCGACAACTTCCGCCCACACCTTCGGCACGTCCTCGGCGGTGAGCTTCGTCAGCGGCCGGGTCTGTGCTTCGTTCTGCGGGAGCGAATGCGAGCAATTGCTCGCATCGCTGAGAAGTCCCATCACTCGGTTTGCCGCCATTAACTGTTGCGCCACTCGAACGTTCAAGCCCCACCGCTTCTCGCAGTAGTCTTCGAACGTCGCGTGCTCGGCGCGGTAGAGCGCTTTGCCGTTCGCGCCGCTATTCTGGATCTCAACCAGAGCGAGGCCGACATCCACGAACGACCGCTGCCCGGCGGCTATGGTCTCTTCCAGAGCTTCTAGTCGCTTCGCCTCATGATCGCTCAGAGCTTGCTTGCTGTCGCGGGCCGCAACGACAGTCACAGCTGCGCCTCCGCTGGCCGCAAGGCCTTGATCGTCGTCCGGGTCGGCTGCTCGATGCCGCCGGCGGCGGTGATAGCCCCGATGAGTTCGCGTTCCAGCTGGCTGGCTGGCGAGCCGTTCGCGTACTGCTTCGCGATCTCGGCCAGGGCCTTGAAGGTGATGGACACGTCGAGCCCGGCCGCGGCTTCGTCCCCCAGGCGCTCGACGACGACCTCACGCACGGTCGGTGCGTCCAGGCGCCGCTTGCCGGGCTCCTCGACCTCGGATAGAATCCGGCCATCCGGCAGCGGCACCTCGATGCCTTCGGCGACCATCGACTCCACGATGTCGATCACTTTCAAGGCGACGGCGCCGGCCGCCTTCGCCATGGTGTATACCTCGCCGGCCAGTGCCGGGCTCAGCGCCTGCGGCCGCGCCGGTACGATCGACGGCCCCTCGACTTCGGCGCCGTCCCTGCGCTCAACCTCGAGCGCGAACGCGCGGGCAGCCTCGAGATGACCCGGGCAGCTGACGAAGCGCGCCGGGCAGAACCGGCAGTGCTCGCCGATGTTGACGTCGACGCCGCGCCCGGCCTCGTATCGCTCGCGGGCTGCGCGCACGCGCTCGGCGATGGACTCCAGCCGGCCGGCGACGGCGCCGAGGTCGATGCTGTCGAGCTCGACAGCGGACCGCCAGGGGCGGCGCCCGACCTCGATCCAGACGATCTCCACGATGGCGCGGGCGCGGCCGTAGGCGCGGGCGGCGGCCAGCCCGTAGATCTCGAGCTGCAGGCCGGGCGGCTTGCGGTTCGTCCAGCCGGTCTTGAGGTCCGGGACGTACACCCCGTCGGCCTCGAGCATGCCAACCAGGTCGACCTCGCCGGCGACATCGGAATCGGTGGCGCCCGAGTAGTCGCGGCCCGTGCCGCGGCCGAGCTCGCGCGCCTCGCCGGTGTCG